ATATTTATTATCGCTTGTTTCAATTAATTTCCAAACAGAAGTATTGAACCCACTACCAATGTTGAATGAATTATCAACACTTCCATCTGTGTTTAATCTTATAATTCTATTTTTTACATTTCCATTATAATTAGTAAATTGACCACCAATTAAATATTTATTATCGCTTGTTTCAATTATACTTGAAAGACTAAAATCAAACCCACTACCAATGTTGAATGAATTATCAACACTTCCATCTGTGTTTAATCTTATAATTCTATTTTTTGCATTTCCACATCATTAAACCCACTACCAATGTTGAATGAATTATCAACACTTCCATCTGTGTTTAATCTTACAATTCTATTTTTTGCATTTCCATTATAGTAAATGAAAGGACCTATTGAAAGATATTTATTATCACTTGTTTCAATAATATTATCAACATCAGTTGAAAAACCACTTCCAAAATTTGGTGGTGGTGTTAGTGTTGTGGTTAGATTTTTAGTTCCTGTTTTTACCCCACTAGCAGTATCGTATATTGTTACACTATATTCACCAATATTAGATAAATTAGTAAACGAATAAATACCTTCCATATCATGTACTTGATTATCAATAACAGCACCATTCAATGCAAGTTCAACACCAAATGGTGGGTATGAACCTATTATTTTATATGTTATTGTTTGTGCCATAATATTTCATTTTAACATGGTGCTGATTGTTGACCTTGATTTATATAAAAACTAAAACTATCAACTTGATTACCATTATAATGTAATAATAAGGTAATTAATGCTTTAGATTGACTACTACCATTACCATTAATAAATTTAAATGAATTATTATTAAATAGACATCCATATCCACCATCAAAATTAACAGTATCATTATTAGATGCTAATGAATTTTGTCCAACACCTAAAATTATATATTCACCATCAACAAAAAACCCACCAGTATTATATTCTACACCAATTTGATTATCTAATGTTGTTGCAACTTCTATATAAAATTGTGCAGGGAAAGAACCATTTACACCACTATTACCTTTTACATCTACACTAATTTCTACCCCAGAAGGGAATGGGTCGTTAAAACCACCTGTAAGACCACCAATACTACCAGATTGATTTGTAAAATCCATATTAAATTCAATTGGATCTTGTGTTATTGTTATACTGCCTTGAGCAGTACAACCCTCAACAATTCCATTAGGTGTAATACCTTCAATAAGAATACTATATGTTGTTGGTTGAGACCCTACAAGTGCAGGTTTTGTGTAAGAACCATCACCAGATCCTATTGTTGGTAATCCAATAGGGTTACCTAATTGATTATATAATGTATATGTAAAATCTTCACCCTGTGTACCAATTACATCGAACACCAAATAAGGAGGTATATGTGATAAATTAAGCATTTGAAACCCTAAACAAGGATCAATTGTTGTGGTGGTGGTAGTAGTTGTGGTTGTTGTGGTTGTTGTGGGTGCTAACGTTGTTGTAGTTGTAGTGGTTGTGGGTACTAATGTAGTTGTTGTTGTAATACTATTACCAATAAAACTATTACTATAAAATCCCATTCCTGTATCATAAATCTCTAATTCATATATTAATTCATCAGGAACAATAAATGAACCACCATCACCAGAATTAGATAATAAATTACTATCAATAACATCCCCATTGTTATCTTTTACTAAAACCATAAAAGGAGTAAAAGTACCATCAACAATATATTCTACAAGTTTCCCCATTTAAATTTAAATTATGGTAATATCATTATTTCAAGATCACTATCAGGACAAGATGATGCATTGAACCCTGTATTAATTGGTGGTAGTGTCCAACTTCTATTTGATTTATATGACATTGCCTGAAGTAATTCTTGATCTTCAATTATGAATACTTTTAAATCATTAAATACTTTACCAACAACATTATCATATTGATCAACTAAATTAGCATATGATGTATTTAATTCAGGTAACTGACCTAGACTAGTAAAATCACCACTAAGTGTTATCCCAATCGTACCACTAGTGTTTTTATGCCACATAATTGTTGGTAGATCAATAGTTGGTGTTGTTGTATTTGTTAAAACAAACCCTTCACCATAATTATTTGAGGGTGAATTATTACTATAATGTATTAATCCAATATTTTTAACTTTTGGGCTTATTTTTTCTAGATATTGTATTAATCCACCAAAAGCAACGCTTGGATTCGCACTAATATTTCTCATTGGTGGTATAATATTACCACCAGTACCAATAACATCTTCAGTATATACAATTGACATATTCCAAACTGGTACATCAATTGTTGGTATATCATAATTTTCAATGAATGCAAGCATTGATTCAGATACAAAATCAGTTACAAAGGGCGATCCATAATAGTTTTGAATTGAGTCACCTGAAAAATGTCTACCATTATTATTTGGATATATTAATGCACCACTATCAAAACCAACGATTCCATTAAAATCAGGAATATTACGATCAACCGTAACTTGTAAATTATTATTGGTTAATGAACCTGTGATTGCTATTATTTTATACCATAAATATGGTATTGCTTTATCAACATCAAACCCAACAGTATGACCAACAACCTGATTTGCCCATCTAACAACCACATAATCACCAATTTCTGGTTCTGTTAAATTTGATGATGTTGCTGCCAATTTTAAAATATTCCCACCATCAACATTAGCACCAACAATTTTACAATTAGGTTGTTTTACATGAACAACATCATTAAAAATAGTTTTTGTTCCACCAGTAACATTAAACATACCCTTTTGCTGTATTGTATTTGTAATAATAGAAGTATTAGATACTACCGTTGGTAGATTAACTAAAGAATCTCCACTCACTACTTGAGTTATAAAACTAACAATTTCAGGATTTTTATCAACAGGTTTAAATATTGCAACATTAAAAGGGTCTAATGATACTTCATTATTATATTCATAATCTATTTCACTATCACCAATAGCAAATTTTTTAAATCTAAGTTCACCTCTAGATAATAGTTCTCTACCTTTATCTGTTAATTTTATTTGTAATACTGTTTGATCTACTGAAAATGCCATTTAAATAATCTTTAATATAAATACATTATAATTTTTTTATTAATTCATTGAAATTCCTTTTAGTATTTTGAATTTCTTCAACATATTTTATTGAACCACGTTCCTTATTAACATATGAAAAATCTTCATTAAATGGATGATTTTTAACATATTGTGTTTTATTAAATAAATATTTTTGATCAAACACACCTGCATTATGAAATATGTTTGTTTTATAATATTCACTTAAATTCCCCGTTGCCCATGAAAAATCCATATCATTATGTATTACTGTTATATGTCCTAATTTCCATGCATTCCATATTACTGCCCACATATCCGCTGTCCATGATTGTATTGGGTGTTTTGGATTAAATTTATGTATAGTACTTGTCATTAATTCATATAGGTTCTCAGAATCACTTTCAACATTTTCCCAAAATTCAGCATCAGCATTTTTCATTATATATTGTGCACCACCAGCATTACCATCCATATTTACAACTAATTCTGGATCAATATTCACAGTTTTACACATTAAATTAAATAATTCAGTACTTTTACTTTTAATATATGTTGAATTTAAATATGATTTCGTATTACTAACAAACCAATCAGGAGTTAAATAGATATAATCATCATATGTTGGTTTTTCTCTAAATAGTACATCTGGGTCTAAATAATAAAACATTCTAGACTCGTCTGGAAATTTAATAAAATGTTTTTTTAATATATGTGGTCTAATAGATGAGGAATACCTAGATTTTTCTCTTTCGTCTTTATATGTGAAAATTTTAACACCAGTTTCTTTTTGAATGTAATTTAACTTTGGACTTCTTCTATTTTTTATAGAAATCACATAACTTAAATCATCTAAAATTCCTAGTCTTTTAAAATTATTAATTTGAACCAACATTTGCCATCTAAAATATGGGGTATCTGAAGTTGCCACAACATATTTCATATTACATATTTTATTTGTTGAATAATTATATTGTGTTAGTGTTGATTTAACATCAACACTATATTCTTCAATATATTCAGGTGGTATTGTTGTTAGTTTTTTAGTTAAAAAAAATGACATAATTTATATGAAAGTAATGTTATTATTTTTCTATTAACACACCACCATCAAATGTTTTATATAACCATTGTTTTTGTGATGAAAGATTATATGTTGTTGCCCACCAAGTATTTTCATCAAGAATATATGGTCTACCTGCTTGATTTATTTCAGGGTCAATACCTATTGGTAATTCATGTATTGTCCAAGTATCACCACCATCATTTGTTATTGCAACAGATGCAGGGTCGTTAGTATATGAGGATATTATACCAAGATCTGCGTTTGCAAAATATATTGATCTTGTAAAAAATGGTACAGTTACATCAAACCAAGTAGCACCACCATCTGTTGATTTTTTTAAATCAACTTGTGTTGAATATATTGTATTACTATCTCCAATAGATATTGCTGGTGATGTTACTTGAGTTGTTGGTGCATATAATGATGTTCTATCAACCCATGTAGCACCACCATCATTTGATATAAACATCCCTAATGGTTGATTAAACTGTGCAACAACTAAATCACCTAATGCATCAACAGCAATTACACCACCAAACCCAGTAAAAGGTATATCTGTTGTTGTTCTATTAAATGTAGCACCACCATCTGTTGATTTATATAAAAACCAAACATGAGAACTACTAATATTACCAACATATATGTTATTAACATCTTTAGTCGACATAACACCAAAACTTTCATTAAATGATAATGCAGTACCAAATGTTGGTTCTGTCCATGTTGCACCAGCATCTGTTGATCTTCTTACATGTGAATCAACACCATTTATTAATCCATCTGAAGTTCTTACAGCAACAATTGTATTTGTATTTACAGCAATCACACCATAACTACCAATATTTGGGTCATCTAATGTCCATGTTTCACCACCATCATTACTAAAAGTATTTGAAGTATCACCATTAATAAAACCAAATGTTGTTGTAGGTGCTGCCGTAGTTGTTGTGGTTGTGGTTGTTGTAGGTGCTATCGTAGTAGTTGTTGGTGCTGTGGTAGTCGTAGTTGTAGTTGTTGTAATTTGAACACATGCAGGTGTGTCAAATGTTGATAATAACAATAAATTATCTCTTTCTAATTGTGTTGACACACCAATGTAAATTAAAAAATCACTAACTCTTGTTGCATATGCAGAATCCGATAACCCACCTAAAGAAGTAAGTGATATTGCAGAATATGAAGAAAACGTATCATTAATATAATATATATTAGTTGTTACTATTGTTGAATTTCCACTTGGTTGTAATTCATTACACTTTAATTCGTGTCTTCTTGCATTAGTTGATGTTATTGTTGATACACAAATTAAATTAATTGACCATTCATATGTTGTTTGTGGTTGTACAACAATAAATGTACTTCCATCATCCCCTAAATATTCTAAGTTTGAATCAAAATTTACACCTCTAGGATATCTAAATTTTTGTCTAGTAAATGCAGTATTTCTAATCAATATACCACCCTTACCTAAAATTATTGTTGCTGGTAATAATTCATTTACAAATCTATTAAAGAATGCATTATATTGATTTATAAATGAATATAAATTACCGAAATTATAACCATTACTTTGTAATGGGTTACCATTGGGAAGAAAACTTCTTTTTAAATATTCATCATAAATATGTTGTACTGTTGGATAATATCCACCAGTATTATCAGTAATCGTTTTTCTTCTAGGTACATTAATTAATCTTCTAGTAATTAATTCAAGATATTCTAAGAAACTCATATCACCAATGTCAGGGAATGTTGAGTCTACAGGTAATAATGGTGGTACATAACTACCATCATCAATAATATAGTATGCACCAATAATAAAACCTAAATTTATTGATGATGGTAAGTATACTTGTTTTTTATTTAGTGGATTTAATGTAAAATCTGTTCCATTTTGCAACGTAATACCATTAACAGTTATTTTAATTGAGTCAAGATTAAATGCCGTAAAATCTAAAACATAGATATATTTATTAATACCTGCATTATAATAGAATTTAGATGAACTAAATGAATCCACTCTAAACGCTTCTGATCTTTTTTCAGCATTAGAAGGTAAACTACCATCTTTAATATACCATGTTCTAATAACTGGATTTGTTAATAAATATGCTTTTAAGTCGTTATTTTGTATAATTAATTTAGTGCGATCTAGAGTATCAATCATAAAATCACCACTAAATAATGTTGTACCTTTAGTCATTGTTATACCGTTAATAACTAATTGAACATCACCTTTAGGTTCTTCAGGAAGTTGAAGAACAGCACCAGCAGATAATACCGTAGGTGCTTGAACCAAATATTCTACTTGTGTATATCCAGTATTCCCAAGTCTATTATATAAATATGTTACAGTTATCACATCTTGACCTGTTGTTGCACTAACGGCAGTTGCAGGATTAATAGTAACAGTACCAAGGTTATTATCAAAATTATAATCTGTTGTTGGTGTTAATGTTACCCCATTATAATTCATTTGAATGGCACTCCCACTCATAGGTATTTCAGGTAAATTAAATGTTGTAGGATCATCTACTTCCAATTCCATATTAATATAGATATATGGACTTGTTGTACCTGTTGAAGTAATTGGTGAATCAATAAATTTATTATAACAAAATACGTCATATTCAATTCCACGTGCAGTATCTAATGTTACATCAACTTCCTTAGTATTTATAATTAATTTACTATCTTCCTGATAATAATTAGGTGTTGATGGATGAATCCTTTCAATAAATCCACCTTCTACCCATGATTTTTTATTATCAATAGTTCTATTTACATCAAATCCCATGTTTCTAAAATTATCGATATATGCTTGTCCATTATCACTATTACCAGATATTTGAAAATAGAAATCATCAGTTTCTACTGGTGCAATAGGATATCCATCCCCATCAAATGGAAATGATGCTGAAGGTATGTCTTCCAATGACAATTCTACATCATTAGGATTTATTTTACCATCAACAGTATAAACATATTCAGTAATATTAATAAATGGTTCAGGAATACCAATTAATTGAAACATCGATTTTATTGCATGTCTAGTACCTTTAGACTTCCAATAATAATTAGTATTAATTAAAATTCTTCTCCAAAGTTCAATATCGATTTCAGCAGGAAGTAAATCGTTTTCACCAAATTCTTTTTCAGATGAAAAGAATGCTTCGGTTACATCTTGTTCTGTTACTAAATCAAAAACATCCCAACCCATTGTTTTAGCTAAGTTTCTAACTAAAATATCTGGAATATTATTCTTTTTATCATATGTTGTTTTATTGATATTAACAATAGCATCAATAAATAATCTTAATTCATCAAATTCACGACCATATATTCTTAATAACTTAGTCATTTTACCTTCATCAGTAAGATCATAAAGTTTTAAAGAAGCTGGTGTTAAAAATCTTGCAATTAAATCGGTTTTTACTTTATCATATGAAGTACCAATACTTAATATTGTTGTTAAAAAGGTTTCAAATAGTGAACCTTGAATATTTGGATTATAATTATCTGTTGTATTCCATAATATATTTACATCACCATAAAAAACACCACCAGTATCTAAAATAGTTACTTTTTTTAATTTTATTTGAAACCCACTATAATCTGCTAATCTATTAGATATGAAATATGTTTCCAATTGATTTGAGTTCTTTAAAAATTTATTATATTCTAAAACATTTGGTTTCATATGAAAATTAACTGAACCAGTTGTTGCACCTGATAATGTTGGAAATGGATTACCTTGTACTGTTAATTCAATCCAAGGTGTATTTACTGTGTCACCAGTAAAACCAAGAACATTATGTGTATTATTTTCAGGATCAGTACTTTGCCAAATAACAAAATTTTCATAACTTAAATTAAGATTTCTTAATTTATTATCTATTGGATTTGATAAGTTCCCATTATCAAATATTATTGTAAATGTGTTTGAAACTACGGATGATAACATTCTAAAATTTGACGTATCAGTAAATGGATCATATGTAAAATTATAGAACGTATCAGTACCATTACCTTGTGAATCAAGATATATACTTGCAGGATAATTTTTTATAATTTCATCTATGGTTACTCTAAAAAGTTCAGCAGCAGAACCGAATCTAACATATGATTTAATATCCGATTTATCGAAATTTAATGTTACTGTATTTGTAAAATCAAATATATCTTGTGATTGATTATTATCAATACCTAATGTTTCTAATGTAATTGGATTTGAAAACGAACTTAAAGTATTTGAATAATCTCTAGTCTTTTTGCCTGTAAAATTTGACTTAACAACAAAATCACCCAATGAGAACACCGTTTCCGATGCTACATTAGTAAAATTTCCACCAATTAGGTCTTGATTCTGACCTTTATTTATAACCTTTTTTCTAGCCACTGATAATTTCTTTCATATAAATACAATTAAAGAAAAAACCCCAACATTTTTGTTAGGAATTTTTTTAATTATAAATACTATAAAATTTTATAAAAATTTATATTATAAGTAATTCTTTCTTTAAAACATTATTAATATCTTCATTATATTTAATATGTAATAACTTAATATTATTATTTTTAGCAAATTCACCATGTGCAGGACATATAATTTTAACTTTAGTTTTTGATGTATTATATTCAACAAATGAATAATAGTATTTATTTCCATGAATTTTTATTGATCTTTCAACATGTAAATATATACTAAGAAAATTTATAAAACCTATCCAACTGAATCTATTATGATATTTATGTCTTGACTATTATCAATCACATTTCTTTTTTCTTTCACTTCAAATAATGCATCATCAGTAACATCATCATCAATTTCAAATAAATTAAATTGTTTAAGAATATTTCTATCAGTATCATAATTAGTAAGAATACCACGTTTAACATCTTTGATTTGTTCACCAGCTACAACATCAACAACAGTATCTATTGTATTTTCAACAAATTCTACTTCAACAGTGAGGGGGTTTACATTTGTATTATACATTAAGATTGATTGATTAGGTTTTCCTATAAAGGGATTAACATTTGGTTTAACGTTTGAAGCCGAAGATGGTGTTAACTGTAAAAATATTAATGAACCAGAATCATCAAAACGATAACGTACTGCTGTTTGAGATGTGTTACCAATATTTTCTGTTACAGGAATTGCTCTATTAGATGTTACAACGTATCTTACAGTATTTCGTAGCTTAGTACCATCATCATTAATATATTCGATTCTATACCCATCTAAAGCACCGTTAGTGGTTAATTCAATAGGTAGTTGATTGGAGTCTAACACAATACCCTTTACTGTCGGTAAAGCCGATAGAACCCCACAATCTACAATTACAGTTCTTAATTGTTTTGGTCTAATAAATAAAGTATAAAATCCTAATTGATTAAATATTGTTGCAGGTAAAATTAGATTATATAATCCACCAAGCAAATTATCTTCACCACTAACTTGTTCGTCTGTTGGTGTAAGTATTGGTGCTAAGACTGAAGGTGCATCTAATCTAAATGTTTCATTTGAGTTATCTTCTCTTGATGGACTAAATGTATAGAATATATCCAAATCATTTACCGATATATCTGCTGCTCTTAAATTTCCATATGTTCCTATACTCACTTTTTATTGTTTTACTTCTTTTAATTTATTATTTCTTTTATCAACAATCATAATTTTAACTAGTCTCACATTCTCATTAACCCACTCATTTTTTTTCATATTGTTTTGATAAATACTCAATATATATATTTTCACATATGTACCATTACATTTTTCTATTCCTAGAATTACTTAATTTTCTTTAATTTCAATATCACTAAAAATAGGTTTCTTCATTATGTGTTGTTTAATATATTAAATTTAGCACCACCAGCATATTTTTCCAATTCAGAAATATTTCTAATATCTTGTAATCTATAGACATTTTGAAAAACTGGTAATGATTGTCTTATTATAAATACATTATTATCAATTTCTGGTTTATCAATAATATTTTGTTTTACTTCATCCTTAATAATTTTATAATCACTAAAATTATTCGGATCATCATATCCTAATGAATTAAACGAAAATGTTGTTGTTTTATTTATTACATCATCAACATAAGTAATTCCACCAATATAATATGTCCAAGTGGTGGGTGTTTGTGTTAATAATCCGTTAACACCATCATTTATATTTGGGTCAGTAGAAGTAAAATATAGTTCACTAAGCGTACCTGTAACTGTGAACTTTCTTAATTCAGATAATCGAGATGAAGATGTTCCTGTAACTATCATTATATTTTATTTAAATATTCAGATTCAAATTCTTTTATTATATGTGAATATTGTGGAAAAAATTTATTAATTTTAAATTTAATTTTTTCAATAACAATATCTTTATATTTAGTATAACTCCATAAATGAGCATAACCGATTTCATCGGCAATTTGAAACCAATTATAATTTCTTTTTTCAATCTCTTTAATGGGTATTATTTCAAACGGTTCTACATTATTTTCTTTTAAAATGTAATGTAAGAGTGATTGTTCCGCAATTAAAAACATACCTTCATATTTTTTTCGATTACTTTTAAAATCACCATTAGTTGAAATATCAACTAAAATTTCTTTTACTTTATTTGCATATATGTTTTTTAATTTCATATCACTAAATCCAACAACCCCACAATTATATGCTGCTAAATTATATTTATTCCAATCAATTCCATGATTATTCATTTTATCAAATGGATTTTTTGATCTCGAATAAATATCATGAAAATGATTACCAATTGTTTTATCATTTTCAAGTGATTGAACAGCCACTTTATACCTTCCACTAGTAATATTATCACCAATAATGTCTCGAAATAAAAGTTAATTTTTCCCCAAATCCAAAACTTACTACTAACCCCATCCGAATCAAAATCAACAATATGTATTTTATCATACGGTATCATTGAATATAGATTATATGCATGTTTATCACAATATAATTCAATAACATATCCTAATTTTTTTATTAAAATTACACTCATTAAATAAGTGTAAAAGTTTTTATTTAAATATTTTATATCATAATCGTTATCAAAATTATCTTTTATTGATGGTGTTGACCATATTGAATGTATATATTTCATCCTTATTTATTATATAAAATTATCATCTAATAATAGTGATTCGCCAATACCCTGAGTAAACTCATCGTATTCACCATAGTACCCATAGGGTATTACAACATCGAAGAAACCAAAATCGATGTCTCTTGCAGTTAACATTATTTTAAAATTATATAATATAGATAAATCGGGAATTTCAACATAACAATCTATACAACCAGTTGTAGAACCCGTTGTCATAATTCTTTGTACTTGTTTTTTTATTAATTCCATTATTAAACACCAAGATTAACCTTTTTACGTAAAATTACTTTAATATCTTTTTCGGGATATTTTATTTCAAACATACTATCTTCTGCGGAATATATTGTTTGATTTACAACTTCAATTTCACCAGTTATTGGATTACTAATTGTTTGTTCAATTGGATTTACAGAATATTGACCACCAATCTTATTAAATATTTTAACTGAAAGAATATTTACCACATTAGTAACATTATTTATAACCTCAACTAATGGTGTTATAAATATATCTTCATTCATTTGATGATTATTAATATCAAAGTAATCTCTTACTGAAGTAATTACTGAATTAGCTATTTGATTATCATTATTTTCATTTACAAACAATTCAATAATAAACCCTAAATTGAAAATTCTACCGTCACGAACTTCAATATAGTCATTAACCATTCTAAATTCAGTAAGATATTCGGTCATATTAGATTTTAATAAACTATTAGAGGTGTTATTTAATTTACCATCAGAACCAACACCAAGAATTGGTATTATAATTTTATTATTTTCTCTAAATGCATTTGCTCTAAAAGGTGAACCAAATTTACCATCCATTTCAAATACTTGAAATAAATAATCATTTATTTGTACATTTCTTCTTTGTGATGAAAAATTATATTTAGTTAAATTTCTTATTTGTTCAATAGATAAACCATCATTTCCACCAATTGCTGGAATTGGGTTGTTTACGGTTAAACTTCTTTTTACTTGTTGATTAAAGTCTTGACGAGAACCGTTTACATTAATTGTTACAGTACCTAATGATGTTAATGTATTTGCACCTAAATTTGATGCACTACCACCACCTGTTTTATATCTAACAAATAACGTGAAACCTGCTTTTAATTTCTCACCTAATGCGGTATTTTCAAGATAGTTATTTAAAAATTGTTGATTTGTAACACCTGCCTTTAAAAATCCTTCTTTAAAAGCATCTAATTCACCATTACCCCCACCAAAAGTTAATTCACAAAAACCATCTGCTGTAAATTCTTTTATAAATTTTTGGGTTATGTCTATCCAAATACCTGCTTTTATTCCAGTATTTCCAATTGTTAAATTATTTGTACCACCATTAGGGTCTTCTACAAAAACTCTTTGTTGTGCTAACCAATCAACCTCTTCATATCTATTATCTTGATTATTAAATTCTGCTTCGTTGGGGTTTCCAGAGAAATTAGTACCAGCTAATAATATTACATCAGACACTACTAATACATCCGGATCTGGAAGTCTTAATATATAAAAAGGAACTACTTCATTAGTAGTAATTGATTTTCTTAATATACTAGATGCACCATTAATTACAACCTCTCTTTTGGTTATTTGATAATTACGAATAATACCATTAGAATCTAATTGTGGTATTATTGATCTATTTGGTGCTCCTAATGCTGAAAATGGGGATGCAAAATCAATTACTTCATCATTCTCAAATGTTTTACCACCACCAACTACTTGTGATTGTGGTGATATTGTTGGATAATAATCAGCATCTGGTTGGTCGCCTTTAACTGGTACAGTAACAATATAATCAACAACAGTAACTGAAGGTCTTTTAGCTGGAATATTAAACCCCATATTTTTAGCAATTCCAAGTACTGATTCGGTTTGTTGTGCATATTCTAATTGAGTTTCTTGGAATGCACGATCTGTGTTGGTTGCTAAATTATTTGCAACACCTGCATTAAGATCAATAAGCATTGATCCCACATTAGAATCAGTAAAATCAGTAAGAACTTCAGGATAGTATTCCTTAACTAATGTTATTAATTCTTCTTTTATTTCACTAAATGTTCTTTTTTGAAAATTTACTCTATTGTCTCCCATTTTTATATTGTTAACGTTATACTACCTGTTTCACTAAATACATCTTCTGAATATTTAAACTCTACAAGAATATTAATTTGATTATCACCAATATCATCACCAATATCATCAGTATCACTAAAAAATGTTACTTTTGATATTGTAAGTTGAGGTATAAACAATTTTACTGTTTCTCTTATTTCTTCTTCGATATCACTTTGTGTCACACCATCTTTAGGTTCAAAAAGATATTTTCTAATATTAACCCCATACTCAGGTTCATAATATCTCTCACCCTTTTCAGTTAATAATAATAATATTAAATTTGAAGTTAGTGCTTCTTTTGTAATACTATTCATTTTAAATAATCTGTTAGTTACGTTATCATCCTCTAATGGAAATTTAATATTTATTGTATTCATCTTTTTGTTTTTTATAAATACATATAAAGAAAAAATCCGACTATTTAGGTCGGATTTATAATAATATTTGTAGATTTTTATTCCATAATGACCATATATTCAAAATCAGATTCAAAAGTTGTATTTATTTTTGTTAAATATAAATAATTATAACCAGTATCATCATATATAAACCCATTTTCAGGGTAATTATCCTTCTCCATTTTCTTTTCTTTTTTTCTCTTCTTCCCCATCTTTATTATATTTTTCATTAAATTTATTTTTCATTTCTTCAATTAATTCCTCTTGTTTTTCAATAATTTCTAAATATTGTTTACTAACATCTTTAAATTCTTTATTTAATTCTTTTAGTTCTGTTTCACCATTTTCTATGTTAGCAACTAATCTTAATTTATGATCCTCTTCTTCTAATTTTAACATTCTTTCTTTTGCTCTTAAATTAAGTTGTTTTGCATCATTACCATCCATAGTGGATGCCAATTTATGTATTTCATTTATTTTATTGATTGAATCAACACCTTTACTTGCATCGCCACTTTCAACAGCTTGTTTTAAATTTTCTAAAAAATTATTTTGTGTTCCTTCTTGTAATTTTTTTTTCATTATCCTATTTTTTCTATTTTAGTTCCTCTTAATTTTACAACATGATATATTACTTGATCTTTATCTTTTGGGATACTTTCATCAAGTATTTCACTACGTTTATAATAACTCCCTATTTTATATCCATATCGATTATCATATTCATCTTTAATCCATACTAAATCAATATCGATAAGTTCCTCAAATATGCTACTTTTTTCTGAATATGTAAAGACTTTATATTTTGCAGGTATAAAAAATTCTAATATTTTATGACTATCATCAACTCTTTTAATATGAACATATTCAGCCAGTTGTTCAATCTTATTAAAACATTCTTCATTTTTTCTTTTAACTGTTAGAGGATATTTTCTTAATTTAGATTTCTCATAACTATTTAATTCTCTAAATCCCAACGATAAATCTTCAACAACTTCATGATTATTTCCAATTCCAATATTTGGTGGTTTATTTGAAAACATAAATTCTATGGGATATTTATTATCATCATTGGTTGTTCTTTCATGTATTTCTTCAACCATAACCTCTCCCATTGTTTTTCCATAGTTTTTATTCTTAGGATCATAAAACCCAAAATGATCATATCTTCTACCCCACTTATCTTTTTTTGGTTTTTCATTTTGTTTCCGACCAACATTTTTAAATTCTTCATCTGTTTTACCAACAGACATTCCCCACTTATTAGCAGCCATTTCCATTTGTTCTGGTGTGGAATTACGTAAAAATTTATCTGCACTTTTTAAAACTTCATAATAATCTTGAACAAACTTCTGATCACGTTGACCTTGAAGCATTTTTTCTGCAATACGATTTTTATGTCTAACTCTTTGATTTTGATTATTTTTTTCATTTAATACATTTGGGTCAGCTTTAAGTGTTTCTACTTCCGCATTATATAAACCAATACTAATTCGTATCATCAAAAGATGTAACGAAGTATATAACCACAATAAACCTAATTTAATATTATTCCAAATATATTTCATTAATATTCTAATAACCAATTTTTTCTAATCTTTTATATAATCTAACACCGTTATTAATAGATGCTGAAAAATCATTAAAAAGATGCGTTCCCTTATCATACCCATGTTTATTTATAAACATTGATTTATTATTTTTAAATGCTTTTCTAACTTTAACTTCATCTTTTTTTCTATTTAAAGCATATGATAATTTAGTAAAAATTTTATATTCTGCAATTGCCCAATATTGAATTTCTCTACCAAATTCTTTCATTAATTCCCAGCTTTCTTTTATTTTTAATTTAATCTTTTTAAACCATAATTTAAATTTACAGGTTTTTTTTATTTCTAATGGATTTGAAGCAAACGGATTATCTTCATACTCATTAGTAATTAATTTACTCCAATTTAACACATTTGTTGGTGTTTTAGCATTTTCATTAGCAATAGTATTTAATTCATCTACTTTACGTAGAACACTATTAAAATGTTTTTCATATGTTTCCTTATCTTTATTATATTGAATAGCATTCTTCAATCCTTTTAAAAAAACATTGTTTTTTCTTTTTTCTACCTTTTTAAAATTTCTTTTAAATATTTTCATAATTATAAGTTTTTATATTTTATTATTATTAACTATAAATAGTCATAACTTCTGAAACTAGATTAATTTAAAGTTGTAATTTTTTTTCTATCACACTTTCATAGAAATTTGCTCGATTATTTGTTACATTTTTTAAGTTGTATTTTACGCTGAATGTATCATATAATCCTTGACCAATTTTATTTCTATACTCTTCATCTAGAATTAATTTCTTTAATGCTTTGTACCAATACTTATCTGTATTCTTTTTATTTGGAATTAATACACAATTCACACCATCAACACCATCAACATTATATGGTGGAATATCTGTTGTAACAACAGGTATTTTTCTACTCCAACATTCTACTTGTTTTAGATTAGACTTCATCTTATTAAACATATTATCTGCAAGTGGTGCAATTGATATATCTGTTTCATTTAAAACTTCAGCATAAATATTAGCTTTTCTTGTCCAACGTCTAGCATATCTATCTTCGTTTGGATATGTATCTCTTTCAAATTTATCCAACCATTTAAGATATTCCTTATCAGTTATAAGATAATGATTATTTGTTAATATTTTTTCATATTCAAGATATACAGATTCTACCGATTTAATATCTCTTTTATTACTATGAAATATATTATCTTTAAATCTTTCAATTAAGTCAGCAGGTACATTAGGTATTTTATTAATATCACCACCACTTTTATTTATTGCTTTTACCATTTTACTATCCCAAAGTCTTCTTTTTTGAAGTTCTTTTCCAAAATCTTCATTAAACTTAACATCTGTTGTTGTTCCTTGGGTATCCCAACCAGCAACAATTATTTTAAATTTACCTTTAGTTTGTGAATCTGCTTCAAGCCTATTTATAGCACCAACTAATTGTTGAACATCATTCATGTGTGATGAACCAGCCATATAAGATATTCTAACAAGACCATCTGGATCTGGTTTTCTTTTATCTCTAAATTGTTTCATCCAAGTAGGATCAACAGAGTTAGGAAAAACCATAACATTATCTTTAGCTGTAATTTTTTTTATCTCACTAGCAAATAAATCACTTGTAGTGGTAACAAAATCAGCTAGTTTAATATTATCAACAATATCTTGATGTAATTTTTGATCGATTGATGCTCTATAAAATGGGTGTGTTTTATCTAAATGCCAGTAATCATCAATATCCATAACCATGATTACACCAGCAGCACTTAATTCATTTTTAAGTTTAATCATATTATCAACACCACCAATAAGTTGTCTATGATAATTAATTATATGAAAACCCTTTAAATATTCAACAACATTAGGGTCATTAAAATCTAAATCTGAATTTATTTCTACATGGAATTTATCTGAGTGATCTCTTTCTAATTGAATTGCAGGGGTATTAGTTCTGAAATAATTAACACCAGCAGCATCTTTGTTGTGAAATAATATTTTAATTCTATCATCCATATTTTATAATTTTTTATAATTTATTATAAATACGATGAAAATTTTAAAAATCACAATTTTTATCAAAAATAAATGATTTATTTTAAAACAGCAAAACTCGGTACATATCTTGATGTATCGAGTTTCGAATCCTTTTCTTCCTTATATGGTAAGATAGAGAAATTTATATTTCTTCTTTTACTGTTACAGTTGATTCTGTTTTCTTTTTAGAAGTCATTTTCTTTTTTGGAACTGGTTCTGTTTTAATTTTAGTTGAAATATGTTTTTTTATTGGTTCACTTTTAATTTTAGTTGATATTGGCTTCTTTACTGGTTTCTTTGCACTAGGCTTTTGAAGTCTATTGAACTCATTTTCACTTATTTCAATAACATTAATTAATTGTTTTGCTCTTAGACTTTGAATTGAAACTGGTAATTTTCTACATGAAAGAACAATTTCATTATCAGCATTTAATTCATGATATTTTTTTTGAAAACCAACATGATATTCGATTTTCACTTTCATATCTTTATTAATGTGTCTCTTAGGTAATTTACCTGTAACATTCTTTATTTTATAATATGACATATTTTTATATTTTTAATTTAAACCTTGTACCATAATATCACCATACTTAATACCATCATAACCCATCTGTTTTGCTTTTTCAGCAACAGCACGATTAATAATACTATCAGTACTTACATTATGATTTTTTGAAATTTTATTAAAATCAATATTAGGAAACCAACTATTCGCTAATACTGAAACAGGATTAATATCACTTTTAAATGTTAAATCTAAATCATTTGTATTGAGAATATTATCAAATTCCATTTCATATTTATTATATCCATCAACAGGTTTTAATGAAAAGAAGTTTCCAACCTTTGAAATTTCACTAATTTCATCTCTTCTATAACCTGTTATTTTCTTTGGTTTTTTACCAGATGTTTCATCGTGTAAAATTTCTTTATCATCATCTTCTAATTCACCTTCTAATGTTGTTAAAAAATCACCACCATCAGTACCTTCAGAATCAATATCATTCATTCCGTTAATTTGATCTTGTGCAACTACTTCCATTACACTTTCTTGATTTTCATATTCAAAAATGTCCTGTATTTTATTTAATAATCTTATGGCATCTTTTTGCGATAACATTATTTGAAGTGCTTTAATTGGGACTGCACGACTTAATGCAGCAACATATCTATGATGCCCATCTAACACTTTCATTTCTTTTGATATCCAAATAGGTTGAACATTATCCATATCTATTTGAGATACTTTATCTTGTGCTACTATTCCTTGTGATGGTATTAATTCATCTGGATCAATTTGAAGATACTTATAATCAACACCTTCCTTATCTAACATATTTAATGTATAATTAAAAGGAGCGTTCACTTGGGGTAACCACATTGGTTTATAACGTAGGTCTATACTCATTTTCTAATTTATTTTCTAATATTTTTTCAATGCTATTATATTCATAATATGGAATTCTAATTAAATGAATATTATTTTTTATTGAAAATTCGTTTTTTAATTTATCATTTATTTGTCTTTCTTTAAATCCCTTAAAACCCCCAAATATTTTTACTACTTCAAAATGTTGTTTACCATCATATTCAATTAAAATATTTCTATTGGGTAAATAAAAATCAAACAATAAATTTGATTTATTTATACAACCGTCAAATTTTTTTTGACCATTAAATACAATACCTCTTTTTACTAAATACTCTCTAATTCGTTTTTCACCTTTAGATTCCCTACATGTTGGACATCCTTGACCAGATAAATGTGAATTTGGTGTTTGTTTAAATATTCCATGTTTTAAACAAATAATTTCAACTTTTGTCATATAATTATAATATGACGAATTATCGTAATTATATTTATCACCATGTACTTCCTTTGCTTTTTTAATGAATTCTTCTTTTGTTAATGAAAACTTATCACTTAAAATATCTTTACCACATTTTAAACAACCATGTCTCATATGATTATTAGGTGTTTGTTTAAACATTCCATGTTCTAAACATATTATATTAACTTTCGTATTTGAGTTGATGTATTCAACTAAGGTATAATCATATTTATCACCATGTACTTCCTTTCCTTTTTTAATAAATTCTTCTTTTGTTAATGAAAATTTTTTTGATAAAATTTCGTTTCTACATTTAGAACAATTACTTCCTGTGTAATGATTCTTAGGATAAACACTAAATAATCCATGTTCTGGACATATAATATCAATCTTAGTACTAATATTAATATATCTAACTAAAGAATAGTCATATCTATTACCATGTATTTTTTTTGATTTTTCTATAAACTTTTCATTAGTAAGTCTTTTCACTATCATAAATACTCACTAATTGTTTTTTATTTAAACACTTTTGATTATATCTCATAAATTATCCAGTACTATCAATAAAATTGATATCTTTAATGGAAATTTTTTCAGGTGATTTATATGATTTGCTTCTTGCTCTATGAGTATAAACGAAGAATCCATTTTTATCCGCACCTAAACTAACCCCATCAATTTTTTGTGTTTTATTTTTTAATTCTTCTGATTTAATTAATCCATGAAGATAACCACCTTCCTTATATTTACTACCAGATGAAATATATGGTAATATCTTTTCTTTCATTTCTTTTGAAATTGATTTTGAACGTTTTAATGATTCTTTTGGGTTTACTTTAGATTCATTAATTAATATTTTCAACTCTTCAGAAATTATTTTATTTAACTTATTATTAGATTCTACTAATGCAAAACTACCATCAGTAACACGATAAACATTAATCTGATATAGGTCACCTAGTTCTTCTTTCATTTTTGCGAAAACTACCATTTCCTTTTCTCTATCATCATAAACATTTATCGTATCTACATCTGGATATCGATTAAGATATTGTCTTATTCGATCATCTTTCTCACCCCCACCTTGTTTTAAAGATAATTCATCAAACACAATATTGTGTGATTGTAATATCTTTTCTATTTCAGGTTGTAGTTTTTTTAGTCGTGAAGTGAGCATAATTGTTTTGGTGTCACTCTTAGTCGTATCACTTCTAAATTGGTTTAAAACACTTGGGATTGGGTTTATCTTAAATACTTTCATATTTAAGCTGTCAGGTCTACCCCACCATCCAACATGTGGATAATCTTTACCTGTTTTTGTTTTCCATAATTTCTTACCTTCATCAGGCATTGGTGTATCCATAAGAGTACCATCAAAATCATAAAAGGATAATGTTGTTATCATAATTCTTTATTTAAAGGTAACCAACTTCTGCAACTTTTCCACTTAATTCGATTGCGAATTGAATTGGTTTCCAATTAGTTATTTTATTTGACATAAAAGGTTTTCCACCTTCTTTTCTATTAACAGCTATTGTTATGTGTGGTATTACATTATCAGTAGGTACAATGGTTTCTACCATAGCTGCCATTGCTAAATCAGACATACCTATCTTAACAACTCTTAGTTGTGCTGTCATACCTAAATATTTTTCATATTCTTCTTTAATTTCACCCATGTTAAGTGTCATATGGTGTGCCACATTTTCCCAACCTTCAGGAATTTCAGAATATTGTAATAGCTTTGTTCTAGATGGTTCATCTAAAACCAATGCAGTATATGAAACCTTACCCATTATTTTATTTCGTTATATTTAACAATTCGTACTCTTTCGTTACCAACAACATCAATTACCTTAATTTTTAATTCTTGGTCTGTAATATCAATGAAAAATGGTTTTGTATATTCTTTAAATTTATCAACATTATTTAGTTGAACCATTATTTTACTTACACCTGATTTATTATCTATTGCAGTTAATGTTATTTTTCTCAAATTTGTTAATTCGTTTTTTATGATTTCTTCATTAACAAAAATTTCTGGTGGTATTGCATCTAAATAAAATTCAAATATATTTTCATTTTCTTTATTATTAATCCAATCATTAGAAAAATACCACAATATATGTTCACCATCATTTAGTTTATTTAATTTTATCGGTTCAATATATTTTATAAATTCTGTACTATCAAAATTATAATATGTTGAATTTACACCAACACCATCAATATCTTCACTAATTAAATTTATCACATCATTAGGTGATAGTAATATATTAACATCCCCTATATATGTTTTTGGTGGTGAATTGTCAATCCCAAAATTAAAATTATTATTATCATAGTCATACGATAATTCACTAATTTTTTCTACATTACCAACATTATCAACACTATAAAACTTTAAATCAATATCAATACCAGCCTCAAATATAATAAAATTTTCATATAATGTAAAGTTTTTTCCATTAATTGAGTAATAAATTTTATCAACACCAGATAATTCATCTTCTCCAACTAATTCAATTTTTAAATCATCACCATAATATCTTTTACCTCTAAAAACATATGTTTCTTTAGAAATAAAATTTACCTTTGTTTTTGGTGCTTTACTATCTGCATATATTTTCCATATTTGTTCTCCAAATGGATAAACATATTTACCTGTTGAATCCATTTCCCATTTAGTTCTTAAATAGTTTATTCCTTCGGTATCTAAATAAAAGGGTTTTTTTAACATTACACCATCTAAATTTGGTGATGATAATGTAATATATATGGGGAGTTTTTTATTCCAAAATATCTTTTCCCCATCAACATATGATTTTTCTATTTCTGTATGTTGTATTTGTGCTAAACCTATATTAGATAATAGTAAAAATATAATAAATAATATATATTTCATTAATTAAACTCTTTTTTTATTTTCTTTTTTATTTGCTCCAATTCTTTTTTTAATCTTGGATTTAAATTTTTTCCACCTTTGATTACTGTTATTGAATCAAGTCTTGGCTGTCCAATTATAACTTCACCGTTTTCTCTTACATATATAGAAATAAGATTATATTTATCTAATCTAGTAATGTAATTACCTGCTGGTAAATTTTCAAAAGTTGATGCTTCTATTGGTACTTTTACTTCTGGAACTGAAGTTTTGTCTTTTTTTACTATTTCATCACTTTCGCCTGATAATTTTCGTATTCTATCCAATTCTTTTTTTATACGATCAATTTCCGAAAGTAACTTTTTTTTTAGTTTATCGTTTTCTTTTTTTTTATATTCATAAGCAAGACTTTCCATCTTATCTGCTCTTTCATCTAATGAATCTAATTTAGATATTAAAGATAATTTTGTTAATAATATTTTATCTAAAATACTATTAACATTTTCCTTATTTTCATCAAAATCAATATTTAAATCTCTTGCTAATTGAATTATTGAATCTTCCTTTGTTAAAATACCACTAGAAAATTCAACATTTCTATCCTCATTAACCACTTCTGGTGATTTATCACAAGATATTAGTATAATAAGAAGACTATTTACTAAGAAGTATTTCCAGAACTTTATCAACTCTTTCATTAGTTTTATCTATTTTATCATTTAATTTAGTATTGGCATCTTGAATATTTTCTAATTGTTGTAAAAGCAACTCATAGTTTACCCCTTCAAGATTTTTAACCCTTCCATTTAGTTCAGCATAATTTTTATCATGTTCATCATGACGATAATTACTAACCATGTAATTACCAATACCAGTTCCTATAACAGCAACAATAAGTATTACATTATACCAATTTCCAATCTTATTGAACATACCTTTTACACCGCTATTTATCTTTTCTGTCATTATCAAATATTTAATTAAGAATAATATTATATTCTAATATAAATACCTTTATGATTTAGGATTATTCAATAAATTAAGTAAATCTTCTCTATTATTTTTTATTTTATCACCATAAACATTTATTAATGCTGACCTAAGACCATCACCAATTTCTTTACCTTTAAGACCCATCTCCATTAAATCATTACCATTAACAGCTAACTCTCCAATTGATTTAGGGTATAAACCCGAATCTAAATCTACAATACCTCTTTTCAATTTTTCTGGAAGAATTTGACTATTAAGTGATTCTGGTGATTTAGTAAACATGTTATGTGCAACTACACGATTTTTTACATTATCATTACTTACATTAGTGAATCCATTTGATAAGGCTTCAATCTCTTTAACTGTTGGTATATCACCTTTCAATGTTTTTCTAAATACTTCTGCTGGATTATCTAATTGTCTTGTTAATAAGTAAATAAATTCACCCATTGTATTTACTTTATTAAATGGACTTTCATCAATTATTTTTTAATAATTGTGCTCCAACCTTTTTATCACCCTTAGTTACAATTTTTTCTAATTCAATAAACATTCTTTCACCTGCAATTTCTTTAATCTTAGGTGCGTTTTGTTTAATTAAATCCATTGTATGTGGTTCGATTGTGAAACCAAACCTAGATGCGAATTGAACACCTCTAAGCATTCTAAGAGGATCATCAGCAAATGCTTCTGGATTAACAACTCTAATAATTTTATTTCTTAAATCATCCTGACCGTTATATGGGTCAATTAAATTACCGTTAACATCTTTTGCAATTGCATTAATTGTAAAATCTCTTCTTTTTAAATCATCTTCAATAGGTAATTCGTGATCTGATTTTACATCAAATCCTTTATGTCCATCACCAACCTTTTGTTCTGTTCTAGGAATTGCAATATCAATATCATCGGTTGCACCTTTAGGTACAAACTTAATAACACCAAATGACTTACCTACTGCATCTACTTTACCGTATTTAGTTAATAGTCTTTCTAGTTTATCCATAGGTATTCCAGTAATAAGAATATCTAAATCTTTAGAATCTTTTCCTAAAAATTTATCTCTTACTGCACCACCTACTGAAAATATTTTACCACCAAGTTTTTCAATTTCTTGTTTGAATGGTAAATCTTCTAAAGACATTATATTTGCTTCTTTAATCATATTTTTCTTATACGTACTATTCGACTCTTGGGTTACACTATTTACTTGTTCCCATATACATCTATGAAACTTATCATAATCCATGTTACTTAATTTAAGTGTAGGATTAACCTTTATTGTTAAATTCATATTTAAAGGTTTATTAAGTATTTTTGCTGCATAATATCTATGATGTCCATCTTGGATATAAAACCCTTCACTCCAACCATTAGGTTTATCATAATCAACTTCAATTGGTTCTGACAAATCAACAGATTGTGCATATTCGATATCTGATAAACCCTTTTGTTCTATTTCCCATTTAACATTTTCCAAATCATTTCTCCATCTAACCTTTAATTCATTTGGCATTATGGTATTTTTTTCTTGAGTGAATCCAAATGCCCATTGATCAAATAAATCATCAGGTAATCCACCGCTTCTTAATAGATACGTAATCAGGTATTTCAAGTTTTTCACATTCATTATTTTCTTCATTTATAGTATTTTCATATAAACTACTTCCTGAATCAGTTACATCTTCTCTTGTATGATTAGCAGGATATGTATTTTTTACCATTTTGATCTATTATATTAAGACCTGCTTCTTGTGCTACTTTTAATACCGTATTAGTATTATGATCTTCAGCAATTTCTTTTAATCGTTGTTTAGTTATAATCTCTTCATTAATAATATTTTTAATTAAGAATATTGATTCATCTAACATTTTATGTCTATCATTTACTGCTTTTTCAAAAGTATCTTCTAACCATTTCCAAGCAGATTTTTTATCTGCATCAGTAATTTTAATATCTTTTTCATCAATACCTACATCATTTATTGATTCATCTTGCCATGCAAAATATTTATATTTACCAGAATCACTTTCACCTTCAGTATATTTATTTCCAGCTTCTACTGGTGGAATCATTACATATTTATGATTCCAAGCTAAATTACCTTTAATATCCCAAGGATATTCAGGTTCTTTTTTTGCTTCTTTTTCTTTATCAGATAATTTCAACCCATAATCATGTGTTATTTCAACTTTAAAATACATAACGGGATATTCCCAATCACCACCAGCTTCCCATAGTTCAGCATTAATTTCATATTTTATTGGTTGGTTTTTACGTAAATCTTTATTAAAGTAAAAAGTTTTCTTTTGTTTAGTACTATCATTATTTTCTAAATCAAAATTAACTTTATAGAATTCTTGACCTTGTTTTATTGGATCACTCCATGCATCATTTATTATACTACTATAATCAAAAATTTCATCCTTTTCTTTTCTATTAATTATAGATTCAGTTAAATCATTTATTGTTTCGTTAATTTTTCTATCTATGTCTTGAAAATAATGTCTTTCTTTAACATCATCTTCAGCTACATTTGTAGTGTTTGCTTTTCTACGATGTTGATTATCATCATTAATATCTGTTAATACAACATTATTTATGTCTCCTTGATTACATGCTTTTGATGTTCCATTACCATTTCCACCTAATTGACATTCTTTTTTTATTGTAACTGCTTTAGATTTTGGCATCCAACTTGTTATTCTTTCGGTAATTATATTTGCAGTAATATCTAAAAACATTTCATTTAAATCCCAAATATCATCTTCTGCATTAACAGTACCTTGTGCATTAGTATATAATGAAGTCCCATCTTCATTTATACCTTGTCCACCTAACTTATATTTATCAGATTCTGAATCTGCACTACCATCAACACCCCAATATACTAAATCTTCCTTAATTAAGCCAACCCTTTTAAAGAATTTTTGAATCTTCATTAAATTATTAAAAAATTTAACATTATTATTAGATATTTTTAATGAGTTTTCAATATTTTGTGAACCAATTAAATAATTTTTCAATAATTTAGAAACCATTTCGCCTGTTGGTTTATAAATATTACCATGTGCTTCTATAAAATCGGTTGATTGTTTTAAATCCTCTGAAGAAATATCTCTATAATCTTCATATGCATATTCATTTAAGTCATCACCAACCAATTCATTAGATGATGTGAATGCATTACCACCATACCCACCATCTTTTATATTAGCATCTTCAGCAGCATTATCTAAAAAATCTTGCATTTGAAATTGTACTTCATTAATACTATCTTCTTTATTTTCAATCCCTTCTCTTTGTCTACTTTTATTATAATATGTATTATAAACATCATGAGATAAACCATAATCAATTACAACAATCTGAGGTTGACCATCCCTATTAACCTCACCGTATGATGATATTCTATCTAAATCACCAGCACTTTGAGCAAAATTAGCAATCATTTCACCTAAACTAGAGGTAAACTCATTTTCCCACATATCTTCTTCAATGGATTTATCTAATTCAGCACCATAATATTGACCACGACCATTTGCCTTATGATCATATAGTTTTAGAAATGCACCAACATCTTCAACACGATAACCCGTTAATTCTTTAAATCTGTTTTTACCTACTTTTTTTGCTCTTTCAGATTCAATCCATAAATCATTTGGATGACTATCAATAACTTTAGTAATTACATCATCATTCCATCCTTGTGTTGATACTGAAGTTTCTTCGGCATTTTGTGCTAAACCCTTTTGATTAGCTGCTAGTTTTAATGCCATTTTATCATCAACAGCATATACGTGTCTACCACTTCCACTTGCAATTTTTTCTAAGTGTTCATCAGCATATCTTTTTCTAGCAGCAAATGATGTTAAACCTTTAAATTCGTCCATATTAAATGATACTGGATAATCTTCTTCTAAATTATCTTCATTCATAGTCCAAATTTCTCTACGAATTATTTCATCTAAATTTTCATCTATTTCTTTTTTTGGTTCTCTAAACATAAGTTCCATTGTTTCATAATCTTTGTTTCTGCCTTTATTCATGATAAAACCTAGACTTTTATACCAATTAATTAGTTTATTTTTATTAGCACCAAAATCACTAGAAGGTGTTAACGCTAATATTTTACCTCTTTCGTTAGCATAATTTATTATTTGCTCCATAGTTTCTTGAGCATAACCACTACCTCTAAAATCAGGGTTTATTCTGATTTGATTTAACACAAGAAATTTACCTCTATCTGTTAAATAGAATTTCCCAACTTCTTGTCCATTAAAAAATATTGTTTCTGAATTAAAATCTAGATTTACCATAGTAATATAAAAAACCCATAGCAGTAACTATGGGTTTATTCTGCTTTCATATAAATACTATTGTTTTTTTGATTTATTAATTTTTTGTAAATCGATAATTGTTTCACGTACAATTTGTTCAATTACTGTACGATTTTCCTCTAATGCCTCTTTAATTACTTCTGCTTTATATGATTCAATGATTGAATTTTTCATTGCTTCAGCAAATAAATGTCCAAAATTTTCATTTAATAATTGTGTTGCAACATTATTAACTTGTTCGATAATTAATTGTGGTGGTGCACCAACAGCCATTTGATTTTGCATCATTTGCTGTTCATTTAAGATTCCACCTTGATTTCCCATAGGTGTTCCTACATGTCCCATTTGTTGATATTGTGATATTGCATCAGCAACACCAACAGTTGAAGTAGGTTGTCCCATTGGTTTGTTATAATTAGTATTAGATTGTTCTCTAATTCTTTTAGCCTCATTCATTCTTGCAACTTCAGCAGCAGAAGGAATATGCCCATTTGTTTGTTGTGGTTGAATACTTTGTGTTGGTGCACTTGAAGTAACATGTTCCAATATTGAAGGGTCTACCGTTTTACCTGCTAATTTCGCTTCAGCTACTTGATTTACTGTTTTTACTTTAACACTAGCACCTGTTTGTTCACCTGTTTGTCTTGTATGTACCAATTCTCTTAAAAATTGATCACCACTTACTGGAATGATTGTACTTTCACCTAGTGCTGTTTTTCTAACATTTTGTTCCTGCTTTGTCTTATCTATTGTTTCTCTTAGTTTTTCTAAGTCTAATTTTGACATATTCTATTTTTATAAAATTTTATTATTTTTTATAAATACTACAAAAAAGAAAAAAATTTAACTATTTTGTAAATTTCTTTCAAATTCTACCTTTTGTTTATTAAAAAAGGTTTTATCTATTGGTTTACTACGTTCACCACCTAGTAATGAACCAGAATTATTTAATTTATTTTGAAAATTTTCAAATGCACTTTGAGAAACCCTTTTGGTATCTTTAAGTCCTGCTACTTCTTTAAATAAATCATCTAAATTACCTACAATACTTTGAGAATCAAGCCTTACTTCCCAATTTTTAGTTTTATATTCTAATTGTCCATTAGGTTTTTGAACTACAATATAGTTTGCAGGGTTTTGTTTTCTACTAAATTTAACCCTACCAAACAAATTTGTAAGTTCCTTTTTAAATTGAAAATCATTGGTATCATTAACAAAACTCTTTAAACTAGCAGCTTGATTATCAAATACCGAACCTTCTCTTGATTGGAAATTTGGTTCTTCTATTGAATCTTGTCCTTTCATATTATCTTGAGGGATTTCTTCATCAGTATATGCTGCAATTACGTTCAATGCACTATCATTAGGATTAAAATTAGGTCTTGGTGTTACTGCATTTTTAAATTTTTCATTTGTTGGCATAAATGATGATATACCTTCAACATTAAATAATCTCCAACCACCTTTATTTAAACCACCGCTATTCCATTTATCTGGTCTAGTACGTTTAGTATCACTAGCACCTGCTTGTTGATACGATCTCAGCAATAAATTTCCTGTTGTTTTATGTGTTCCTAAGACATACGGTTCAATTGTACGATATCCACGATTAGTTGTATTATCACCTTGATAATATATATACATAACGTCTTTACCTTCAATAGCATCTACAATTGATTTTTGATCAACAGATTCTGTTAAAAGTCTAAGATTTTTAATATTATCCTTTATAAGGTGATTTTCATTTAACATGATTTTATGCTTTTGTTATATCATATGGGTCATTTTGAGTGAATTGGTTTTTTGCTTCCAATTGTTTTCTCTTTTTGATATCTGTTGCACTACCAATTGTTTCAGTTTCACCTTTACCATGTTCATCACCATCAGATAAAGCATTTTCATGTCCAACATTATATTCATCATTGTTTGTAAACTCATTTTTTGCTAACAATGGATTTCTATATTGTGGTGAATTTTCTAATAATCTACTCATTTCTCTTTATTTATTTTTAAATGTTATTTCTTATAAATACTTTTAAGTTTTAAATATGTTTCCATCTTTCTTTATCTACAATTGTAGATGATGATAGGTCTGATTCTAATATTCCATAAATAAACGAAGATTCACCATATTTATTATATGATCTTTGTAGAAGATTATTATAATGTTTACCTCTTCTTAATTCTGCAAAATGTTTGTTGATTCTTTTATAAATATTTAAAGAACTACCAACATATATTTTTTTATTAACATTATTTTTAATTAAATAAACACCAGAAAATTTTCTATTCATACTTTGTTAGTGCAATTTTAACATAATCCATAAGATTAGGTACTGTATCTAATTTATCTATTTCATCAATTGAATACCAACCATAATCTTGATGTTCATCATTCAATTCAACATCATCATTATCACCATCATATTTTGCAATAAACATATGTTCCACACTGTCTTCATTTCTTTGTAAAACAAACTTCTCAATAAACTTATTAATATCAAGACCTGTCTCTTCTTTTATTTCTCTTTGAACCGCTTCTACTGGTTCTTCACCTTCTTCGACACCACCACCAACTAATGCTATTTTTTCAGGCATCCATTGCTCTTTATAAGACGATCTCTGTAAGAGTAGTACTTCCATATCATTATTAAAAATAATCGCTAGAGCGTTCTTTGTGAGGTTATTATCAATTTCTTCACCTTCTAATATTTCACCTTCAGGAATTTTTTTTCTTCCAATTCTATCCAACCAACCTTCATGATTATGTAAAAGTCTTTGTTCTGATTCTCTTAAATTAACTTCACCATTTTGTGCAGTTAAATCTAATGAATTAGCCATAACCATTGTTGGTTTTTTTATTTCTTTTGATTTAGCAGTTCTATCTCTTTCATTTCCTAATTGTTGATCGATAAACATTTTCATTTCATTACCACCTGCATAATCAAGTTCATCTTTAGATGTTGTTTGTGCATTGAAATTATCGAAAAAGTTTTTTAACCTTTTCATTTGCTCATACGATATATTACCGCTATTAACAAGACCCTTTGCTCTTTTTATTCCATTACCTGTTGGGCTAGTATATATTTTAGCATTAATCTTATTTAAAATTTCTTTTGGTATTGGATATGTATTACCATATAACTCCGAATTCATATTATTTCTTTCTTTTTCCCTCCAATAGGTTAATTAATTTATCTAATTCTGCTTTAGGTAATTTACCTAATAAATCAGCAACTTTATCTACATTACCACCAACTAAATCTTTATTTTTTTTTTCTGGTGGAATTAATTTATCTTCCTTTTTAGGTGATATTTTATCTTCAACTACTTTACCCTCATTTATTGAACCATCTCCTTCAAATGCTTCTTCTAGGAATGGCTTAATGGTTTCCATAACAGCATTTGCTTTATCACCAACAACAGGTTTATCAGAACTATCAGACTCATAAAAATAAAACCCAAAACGACCTAAAAAATCATTTTTAAAATTCTGACCATGAACTTTTGCATTATAATCAGTTGTTTTAGTTGCTTGTGTTTCGTTATCTGGTGATGATTCAGGTCTATCTACACTACCAATAATATTACTTTCACTATCGATAATTTCTTGTATTTTATCTTTTGTTATTTTCATATTCAAATACTTTTATATAAATACTAAGAAAAGGGGAATTATTATAAATCCCCTTCATCAAAATAAATATCAGGTTCGAAATCAGCTTCCTTTTCATTAACATAATCATCAAAAGCTAATTTCACATTTGGTACTTTTTCAAACAATTCATCCATATCATAATGTGGTGGTATGTTATTATCTTTTACAAAAGACTTAAAATATTCAATTTTTTTCATTCTCTCTTTAACAATCTTCTCCTTTTGCACATTAATATAATTAACATCTTCCACTCTAAGTTTTTGTAATTCAGCTTCCTTTACCTTTTCAGCTTCTTCCCATTGATGTTCTGTTGGTGAAAGTGGTACTTTAACATCATCATACTTTTTCAATATTTCAATGAATTCACCATTATTATACCCAATTGTATATTTATCTCTAACCCAATGATTACCATTTTTATAAACATATTTATTTTCAATTTTTGGTTTAGATGCATTAACTACTAAAGGAGTAATATCACCAACCTTTATAATATTTTTAATTAAAACATAATCACCACGAATCGTTTTATCATTAATAGATTTAATCCTAGACTTACCAGACTTTTCCATTGCATCACTAAGATAGTTCAATGCATGATTATATATTTCATAATTAACTAATCCATATTTTTCAACATCTTTTGTTTTAAAACCATCCCATATTAATCTTGGATCATAACCAGTTTTATTCCAAAAATCAACTTCCCTATCTTCAAGATACATAGAGTCTTCATAATCATCATGATTAAAGTTTTTTAAGACTAATTGATCTGATTTAAATTCTCCCTTTTTAAGATCGATTTGCTCAACCTTTGCACCTGATGCATCTTCAATTTTTTTTCTAACTATTTTAACTAAAATTTCATCTCTTATTTCAGCATCAAATCCATCAAGTAATACTTTAACACGTTTATTAAATGCTGCAAGATATTTTTCTACATTATAATCACCTGTTGTTTCAGGATTTTCTTCTAAATCTTTTTGGTTGATTAATCTAGCTTTAATAATAGTTTCACCTGTTTTAGAATCACTTTTAACATCACCATGAGACTTACGTGTACCTGTGTTAACATAATAAACAGTAGTATCTAATTCAGGTTCAGGTGGCATATATGTTTCAACCTTCTCTATTATTGTCATTATATCATAATCACCAATTTCTCTATTATCATCATCTTTAAATTTTTCAAAATCATTTTCAAAGATTTTTCTAGCAATATTTTCACGTTCAGCAATAATAAGTTCCATATGTACTTGTTTTGCCTTTAATTTACCATTTTTATTTGTACCACGATTAAGATAATCATCTATTGAATTTTTAATTCTAGATTTAGATGCTATTTTTTTCAATGGTATTTGTTTATAAAAAATTGTTTCAGAATAATTATAATAATATTCTATAAAACCTTCACCATTACCATCTAAAATTAATTTCATGCTTTCATCAATAAAATCTTCAATGAATTCAGGCATTGTTTTAGACTTAATTGTATTACCAGTAAATTTAATTTTTTTCTTATTAATAAAACACCCATTAAAGTTTGGATCAGGGACTTGTTTTGGTTTACCTGTTTCTTTATCTATATCGTCTGACATTAAAGCATAATTAATTCTAGATAAATTTAAACATGAGTCAAACTCACCATCATTATCTACGGATAAATAAGAATTTTCACGACCTAACGAGGTATAATGATCTTTTAAATAATCATTGAACTTTTCTATCAATGCTGAAACACCTGTCTTATTATTATATTCCCACATTTCTTCAATTACACCCTCACTTACTCCCTCACTTACACCCTCATTAGTAGCTCTAATTGTTGTAGTATCTGGAATGCTAAAGTTAATACCATCTGTTACAGCAAGTAATGGAATTAATCCAAATTTATTAAACCAATCAATTGCTTGTCTTAAATATATTCTACCTGTTGTAGTAATTCTAGCAGCACATATATTATCTGACCAATTAAATGCATATCCTGAACCTAATGCACCAAATAATGAATTGTTAAGAATTTTAATAGGTAACTGCTTAACAATAAATATATTTATTTGTTCTTTAGTAAATTTACCACTAAAAAATATTTGATATGATTCATTATCGATTGTTTTTAATAATTCAATTTCATTATCTGTAAGTTTATCTTCATTTCCAAGTTTCTTATATATGTTACGAGTTGTTGTCATATAAGTAAGCATCTTCTTAATAACACCAGTAATATCAAACATAGGGAATACATCATGTGTCAACTGTATCATTGGATATAGTGATGCATAATCAATTTTAAGAAGTCTCTTAGTGTAACCTTTCTTATAACATCTTGCAAGACCACCTGAAAATCTTTCAACATCATCAGGATGTGGAATTGCTAAATCATTTTCATAACTCCATGCTGTCATGAGTAAGTTCCAAACGGCAGCATTGCCCATTGTTGCAACACGACTATATATTGTTGGAACAATTTTAGCAAGTAAGAATGATGATTGGTTGTATAAATTATCTACTTGTTCTGTTTCCCATAAATCATCCAATAAATATCTTCTTAAAATATTCTTACCGTTTTCAAATTTAAAATCTATTGTTGTTGATGAAAACTTATCAGGATTTAATTTAATAATATTAGGTCTTAACCATTCAACAAATTCAGGGTTTGGTTTTAATAATTCATTTCTAGCTACCTTATATTCATCATCACTGATTTTATCTTTATTTTCTTGTAAAAAATATAATTCACTCGATACATTATAGAATTTAGCAGGAATTTCAATATAATCATTATTTTCACTATTTAAAATAAACATAGGATTTTTATGCCAAAATCTTCCAATATCCTTACCATCATGTATATACATTCTATTAGGTTTGGCAATATCTTCATATTTACAAATATATTTTAATTTGTTATTTTTGATTTCACTATTAACTGCTGCTGTTTTTTTTACGGCATGTATAATATCTAATATTGTAAAACCATAGGCTATTGTTTGATTATATTTTTCAGTACTATTACCAAATTTAACAGTACTACCCTTTTTTCTCCATAAATCTTCTTCAGGTATTAAGGTAGTTTGTATTCTATTTTTAGGTATATCTTCTTTTTTTCTTTTTCTAGGAAACCCATTTTTAGTATATTCTGATTCAACATCCATTCCTAATAATCTAGCTCTACCCAATATAAAGTCATAATCAAACATTTCAGAGTTATAACCTGAAATAATTGCAGGATTAATATATGTAATTAAATTAAAAAAATCTTGTATTATTATTTTTTCTGATTCATCATCATCAGGTTTTTCAACTTCTAATACATGTTCAAATCCTTTATTATCTTTCATACCAATAGCAAAGATTCTTGAATGTTCGTATCTTAAACCAGTGGTTTCAATATCAAATGTTAATTTATGTACATCATTATATTCTTCAAATCCTTTAAATAATCTAATTCCTGTTGATATGAAAAATTGTTCATTTAGTTTTGGAAGATAAAATAAATCTCTATATTTAGAAACACTAAAACCTCTATTATCTTTAAGTATTTTACCTCTATCATCATAAATTTTTTGATATGGATTTAAACCAGCTTCTTCAAAAAATTTAATTAACATACTAAATGATTTAGTTGTAGATGCTTTATATGGATAACCATTTTCTAATCTTGGATGGTTACCTGTTTTCATTTTTGTAATCGTTACATCATACTTTTGTAGGATTGCCTTATATTTATCAACATTACCATCAAAGAGTTTATACCCAACCTTTTTAAGGTCTTTAAAATAGATGAATGATGTAAATGGTATTCGAACAATTTGTTTGGTTTTATTTGGTTCATGAATTACACATGTTGCATATTCATGATTATTGTCTGTTTCAACATTAACCAAATATTTTACATCATTATTTTTCCCTTCTAAAAATTCTTGAATTTCTTTAATAGTATTTTCAGTTGTCATTCTTTGTATTTGTTTTTAAGTTTGTTGATAACATCTCTAAGTACAGATTCTGAAATATTACTTTCATAATCTTCGTTATCCAATGCTTTCATTATTTCTTTTCGTTTAGATTCTATAACATCAAAAACATACTCATCGAGAGTATCTCTAAATATGATAGGATAGATGTTAACTGTGTTTTTCTGTGAGATTCTATGAAGCCTATCTGCAACCTGATCATATTGACCAACAGAGAATGGGAGTGTAATAATAATCATTTTTGATGATGCTGTCAAGGTTAAACCATAATTAGCTGTCTGAATTGATGCTAAAAATATTTTAACATTACTTTCAGGGTCTTGAAATTTAGCTACTAATGCTGCTCTATCTTCTACTGTTTGATCACCAGTATGTAATGCTGAATTTTCTGGATAAAGATCATGAAGATCATATAATGATTGTTTAAACATATCAACAACAACAACTTTTTCACCTTGTTCTAATATATTATCAATGATTTCTCTAATATAGTTAACCTTAATTGATGAAGTATATTGACGTAATCTCAACATTATAGTTAATGGATTTGATGTTGGTTTCTCATATATCTCATTAACAACATCTTCCTCAATTTGATCATATAATTTATCTTCCTTAGTATTAAGTTCTAAAATAATTTTTTGATAAATTTTATCAGGTAAATCGGTTAATACTTCTTCCTTTTTCTTTCTATATACATATGATGCAATTTTATGAAATAGTTCTTCCAATTTTTGATGTTGTACGTTTGTTGACCAACCACCAAAACCATCCATATCATAGGACATGCCACAATAATATTCATTAAAATGTTTTTTTGTTGCAAAATCAATCGGTGATATTTGATTTAGTACCGTATATAATTCATGTGCTCTATTTGGTGCAGGAGTACCTGAAAGAAATACTTTACTAACCTCTCCATTTTTGAATACCTTTTTATTAAATATTCTTTTGAAATTTTTGAATGTATTTGCTGAAGTATTTTTTAATGCTTGACAATTACTAACTAATATACTATTAGCAAAATAATTATGATTATCCGCTATTTCTAGATCATATACCAAATCTCAATACTTTCCACCCAAACAATTTCAATATCTCTGTTTTCCTTTTGTCTAGAAATTTCCATTTTTTTGTTTTGTGAGATTTTCCATCTATTTCTATTGATAATTTTATTGATGTAATTCCAATATCCACTTTGTAATGTGTTGGTGGAGATTTTATATTCGTAATACCCATTTCCTTTAATGGTTTCATTATTGGTATCACATGTTCCATTTCCATAAATGTAATGCCTGAAATTTCTCCAAATAATATTAATTGTTGTTTTGTCAATTTTCCATTTCCACCCCTTGATAAAAACGTTCTCCCAATCATTTTTTTTCTCATTTTTTCTACTGTTATTGGGTTTGACATTGGATTGTTCAATTTCATCCTCTCCGATTGATTCTTTCTCATTTGAGGGTTCTTTTTGTAAAACTCTATCATAGATAGACTCCTTTTTTTCGAAAGTTCCTTCATATATAATTTTTCTTTTATTTCTGGTAAAGACATTCTCCATTTTGCTGAACAACTTGTTGAACAAAATTTCTTTTTTCTTTTTTTCATTACTTGAAATTCCACGCCACATTGTTGACATATCCTTATCTCTCTCAATTGTAAATTGACTTCTTTTTTTCTTCCAGTGTATTTTGTTGAACATTTTCTTGAACAAAGTTTTTGTGTTCTTCTTTTCTGTTGAAATAGAGTGTTGCACTCTAGGCAATTTGTTTTTTTTATTAATTTTCCCTTTTCTTTCCATCTCTGCTTCATTGAACACGTTACAGTGCAACATTTCTTTTTCACATGTTCTTTTATTTGGAATTCTTTCTCGCAAAATTGGCAATTTCGTGTTATTATTTTGCTTTGTTTTCTTTTTAATAAGTTTTTCCCCATATTTAAAATTTTTAATAGGTTTATATTTATTTTCAGTAATTGAATAAAATTTGTGGTCTGGTGTACATTCGATTATTTCACCATTAGATAATTTTATTTTAATTACATCTTTATATCCGTTATATAAATACCTACTAATTGTTTTTGTTTCAATCTTTTTTAACGTATGATTATAGGATAAAACTTTTACATCTAATTTATCTTCAACAATTTTCCCAATTTTCATTTTCCCTTTATCAGTATCAATTAATGTATTATATGTAAAACATTCGTCTGCAATTAATACATCTATTAAACCAATATTTAAATCTTTAAATTTTTTATCAACTTTTTTCTTATCTCTAGAATTAAAATATTCATAATTAACAATAATATATTTAGATTCTTCCATTGTATGTTTATTCTTAAATTTACTAGATTTAGGAACAATTATATGTGCTTTAGAATGTGTAAATTTTTCAACTTCATTAAAGAAATTAAATTTTAATGAGTTAGGTGTTATTACAAACACCCTTTTAAAATTATTCATCTCAACATATGCAATTGCAGAAAGTGTATTGTGAGTTAAAATACAATTATCTGTAACATATAAATGATCTTCTGCATCAACCATTATACATTGTGCTTCTTTTTTACCAACATAATTAACTTCCTTTATTGCTCTATTAGGTAAATATTTTGTAGGTGATACATATCTTTCTATTTTACGTTTTAATTTGAAAGGTATTATATTGGGTGGTAATTTTATTGATAATCTATAATATGTTGGTTTTACTTCTATCTCTTCATACCATGAAGTTCTAGTTTTATACCTTGCAATACCACCTAATGATTGTACAATAAACTTTACATCATCTATTAATTGTTTTGATGCTAATGTTAAATCAATATTCATACCATCAGAACTAATAGTTCCATCCGTATCCATAATTCCCCTTAAAATTTCTAATCTATCTTCAATTGAAGAGAACATATAATCTTTAGGAATAAATTTTGTGTGTGAACCACACCCCTTTAAGTTATATTCTTTTAAATTTTGATTTATGTAATTATTTTTACCATCTGCCGTTAGATAATAATCTTTTTTACTATTTCCAGATAAAACTAACTGATGATTTTGTGGTAATTTAGAGTCTATCTCGTTAATAATTTCATTATCTATATTCGTAAAACTAACACCATATTTTGTTGTAATAGAGCCATCACCCAATAAACAACCTAAAATATATGGGTCTATTTTTAATTTTTTTTCTTTAAATTCAATTGGTTCAACAATGGGTATATAATGTTTATTATTACCATTATCAAACTGTAACCCCTCATTCATGATTTCTCTAAGTGTTTTTGTTTGATATGAATATTTTTTTATTCCTTTATTTGTTCTATGAATTCTAGTTGTTGAATTAACATTCCAAAGATGTTCATCACACGATCTTGCTGTTGTATTGTCATTAAATTTAATTTCATATATATCTTTTTTACCTTGAGGATAAACTCCAATAACTTTTGTTGATTTACCATTACTTCCAATCACATAATCACCAACTTTAACATCGCCCATTCTAATCCAACCATTAGGTGTAAGTAGTTTAGAATCTAAGTCTTGGCTTTTTCCTAAACCCATTTCTAGTGCTAATAAAACACTTTTAACTTCATCAATAAACATAGTACCAGCTATTTGATGTGGATATAATATTGTACCTTCTTTAAGATTTTTATGTGTTAGTTCTCTATATTTTTCAAAATCCTTATCTAATTCATCTTTTAATCTAATCCAAAGATTTTTCTTTTGTACAAGTAATTTTAATTCTAAGATTTTTCTCGCATCATCTTCATCAATTTTTTTGATTTGCTTAATAAATGCGTGTTTTTCTTCAACACCACCAAAATCAAATACGATTTTATTAGATTTACGATACCTCTTCATTAGTTCATAAAGACCTCTGGTATTCATAATCCAACAATTTTCAACAGAATCCCATTTACGCCAATCTACGTTGATTTCCTTTATTCTAGAAACAACTTCTTTATGATAATCGAAAAATACTTTATATTTTGATTGTCGTAATATTCTATGACAGGATACTTTAAAGGGCATATATTATTTTTAAATTTGTTTAATTATTAGTAGTTAAAAATCACGCTCAATTTCCATTCTTTTGATACAATCTAGTGGTGTTTCGTTATCTAGTAATTTATAACTACACCCAATCGTTCCACCTTTCCAACTCCATTTCTTTTTCCCAACTTCTTTTGAAAAATGTATATCAATAGTTTTATTTACTAACGCAAATACTTTAGTCCACTTTAACCATTTAGGTCGCCATTCTCTTTCTTCCACATATATTTTTGTGGGGATGATTTCGCCATCATATTTATCTTTGTAATCATATTCCCATACTGCTTGTTTAATCTTCCAATTATCTTCATAAAAATTTTTATGATTTCCATTTGTTTCGTGTTCCCAACTATTATTTTTTAATAAAATTGATGTTCTTATCCAATCTTTTGTAATAAATGGAATATCCCAAGTCCACCATTTACTACCACCATCCATATTACCCTTACCCCCTTTATAAACCCAAAATGTATTATTGTGAATTGCAATTCCCCATTTAGGACAATCACATTCATTCGTCCATTTGTTTCTAAAAGGGAGTATAATTGTTAAATTAAAAAATATAAAATCTAAATTAATTCTTGGTCTATTATCAAAATATCCACATATTTCAAAACTAATATCAAAAACTTTTGACCAATAAAATATTAACCATTTACTTTCATAAATCCATTTCTCTTTTTTCATATATTTATTTCTTAGTTCACAAAGATAATAATATTTCCATCAAAATGCAACCATATTAAAAACATATTCAAATTTACCACAATATTCATAAAGAAAATTAATTTTAATGTATTTATATACATGGAATCTGGAATATATAAAATATTAAATAATATAAACGGTAAATTTTATATTGGTAGTACTAAAAATTTTAATAAAAGATGGGTATCACATAAATACCTATTGAGGTTAAATAAACATGAGAATAAACATTTACAATATGCATGGAATAAGTATGGTGAAGAACATTTTCAGTTTATTAAATTTCAAGATGTTAAAATAGAAAATCTAATAATTTGGGAACAACATTATATTAATACGTTAGACGTATATAATAGAAATATTGGTTATAATTTATCACCAACAGCAAATAGTACATTGGGGTTTAAATTTAGTGAAGAATCTAAAATGAAAATGAGTCTAGCTAAAAAGGGTAAGCAATCATCAAGAAAAAATTATAAGCATTCAGAAGAAACTAAGAAAAAAATAGGTGAAAATAATAAAATTAGTCAATTGGGTAGAATACATAGTGAAGGTACAAAAATAAAAATGAGTAAATGGCATACCAATAAAATTGTAAGTGATGAAACTAAGAAAAAAATAAGTAAATATCGAACAGGTAAATTATTATGTGAAGAAACTAAAATAAAAATTTCACAAAAGATGATGGGTAATAAATATGCTTTAGGGCATAAACATACTGAAGAAACAAAAAAGAAAATATCTGAAATACTAAAAGGTCATAATGATAATAATAAACCTAGAAATATAGGAGAATCTAATGGTATGTCAAAAACTAACGAATTAGAAGTTTTATCAATTAGAGATGATTACAATAATAAAAATTTATCAATTAAAGAATTAATGGTAAAATATAATAAAAACTATCAGTTTATATATAAAATAATTAAACGATTAAGATGGAATTGGTTATAATACCGTTGTTTTGGTAATACTATCTCCGATAATAATCTGTATGGTATCATCAAGAGGTAATTTAATTTTTCCACATTCAGTTCCTAAAAAGTCGACCACAAATTCACCACTGTACAATCCATCTTTTTTAGTATCTTTTAATTTTAATCTTATTGCTAAAGTATAAATTGATTCATCTAATTTTTCATAAATATTTTCAACAATAATTAATTTAGCTTCTCTATTGGCTACTCTATAATTACCAGTATTTGTATCTATCATTGAAAATGTAACAGCTACATTCTTCATCATTTCATTGGAGATGTCTAATTTTTCCATCATCCATTGTTCTAATGGAAATTTAATTTCTGGAAGGGTACTATTTTTTTTTATAAAGATTGTCATTATACATATATGTTATTTTCTTCGTAATTAATATTTACTTCATTATATAAATACTCTCTAACTTTTGTTCCTTGTGCGTTAATTGGTGAATCTAACCAAGTATAATTACTATTGGTCATTATTGAATTTTTTAATGGCTCTAAAATACCTTCAATATATAAACCAATATTTGAAGATATTTCTCCTAAGAATTGAAATCCACTTGCCTCTGCATTATCTCTTGTCATACCAACTGCTGCTTGTAATAAATATAACGTAGCAATTTTCATATTAGAAATAATACTTCTTCTTCTTTTTTCACCTGCCGCAATTGATTCTTCAGGTGTATAGTATTTTGTTACGTGATTTATAGCACCTATTGTGTCTCCACTCATTACAGTACCACCACTATAATTAATATCACCATCACAATACCAATTAATAATCATCTCACGTCTATTAAGCATACGATTAACACGATAATAAGTTCTTGTTTCTTTAACTATTAATTCAGAATATATAGTACCATCATATTCACCGTAATATTCAATTGTTTTTAATTCACCCTTTTCCTTATTTTTCTTTCTATGTAATCCTAATATTGTATAATCAATATCAAATGGTGGATTATTAAAATCTATTGGATTACTGTTTTTTGTATAGTTGTATATTTTAAACATAATGTTAATATCTAAATCCTGTTATATAATATGCTCCAGAACCTGCTTGTGGAAGTAGAAATGGTGTTAATATAATGTCATCAGCAGGATTATTTGAAATCCATGTGTATAATACTGTTTCATTATCCCAGTCATTTTCATCGACTTCACATATGTGACATTCAGCACCATCACCACCAGAATTTTCAAATTTCAATTTATAAAATTTATTTACATCAAAACTTATTGTTTTACCTATATTCTGATTCCAATTAGTAACATCACCACCACCATAAAATGTATTAACACTATTATTATTATTATACATACCAATTTCTTGTTTATAATATGCGGAACTAATTGTTGAAATATCTAAAGATTTTGATGCTATACCTAGCATAAATAATACATCTGATGTTCTAGTAAAAATAATTTCAAATGTTATATTTTCAGTTCTATTCCAAAAATATGAACCAAACTTAACACCTCTATTCCACGATGATGTAGAAGATGAAAATCTAAGTCCATTAGTTGTATCTTGTTCAACATTTATTCCTGAAGTCATTTCTAATCCTAGATTAACTATTGGTTCACTTCTTAAATCAACAGTAATTTTAGTTTTTATTAAAATTTTATTGAATCCAGATTCTTTTGATTGTAAATCTGCATTATAAACAATTATATTAAATAATCCTTCATTTGTACCTACCGTAATCTCTACCCTTAATTGTTTTGGTGAATCAAAATAAACAGTATTTACGAAATTACCAACACCAGATATTTCAACGGTTGAAAATGGTGAAAAATTAATTCCCATTATTGATATTATTTTCGTAGCAGTTGGTTCAAAATCACTATTTACAATATTTTCAATATGTGGTTCTAAATCTAAACCACTTGCAGTTTCTTCATAGAATGTTCTAATTGTTTCTTCATCATTTATAACCACATTCATACCATCCCATTTATAGAACATTAAAGGTTGTGAAGTGGGAAAATCATAATCTGTTTCTATTTCAATTTCATTTGCTAATAAATCAAGAAATTTACCACCACTAATTTCAATGATTGTATTGTTTTTGTTAATATCTATTTTTATCCAATTCATTATCCTAAATATTTAATTCTAACAAATGAAGCATTTGGTTTTGTTAAAGTACTATTATTATCACCTAATCTAAACAATATAACATCTAATGTATCATTAATATTAAATTGTATTGTTGTAGTGGGTAATGAATTATGGTTATCATCATTAGAACTATTTCTAGTATAATTTGCTGTTAATGTTTTATCAATCACAGTACCATTTTTTCTAATTTGTACACCCGTTGTTGATCTACCATTTGTTTGATTATTAGAATTAACATTAAATGAGACTTCGTAGTAGCCACTCTTTAATATTGTGATAGTACTACCACTAATTATATGTGAATATGTTGTATTATCAATAAATTCATGAGTATCCCATTTCATTGGAATTGGTATTACATTGGTTATTTCTTGCCCACCAACACCATCAATTAATTCACATAAACCATCTAATGGATTAATAGATACTGGTGCTAATGATACTGTTGCTTTACCACCTGTATTATCTGTAACGGTAAAACCACTATCAAAATTAATTGTATCATGTGGTGTATTTGGAACATTAATGTTATTTGATTGTAAATTAACTGAACCACTATTACCAGTTATTGCAGACAATGAAATATTTGTATTATCTAAATTACCACTACTATTAAATGTTCCAAGATTACCAATTGCACCTGTAACTTTATCTATTTTTTGATCTGTTGTTGCAGATATTGTGTTAACTTTAGTATCGTTTGCAACAGTATAATCAATAAAAGATTGTAATGTCGCACCACCATCAACAAGATTACCACTTACATTAAACGTTCCTAAATTACCTGTTACACCAGTAACTATATTAATTTTATTATCTACAGAAATAGGTACGCCAAATACACCAACACTGTGGTCTAAATCAACTAAAACGTCTGGCAATGTACCATTATCACCCTGACCAATTTCAACTCTAAATCCTGTTGTTGATACAATTGATATTTGTGTGTTAGTATCTGTTGTTGATCCAAATGGTTGTGCAAATACACCATAATTTATTGATGATGTTGGTTGGTTAAATGTATAATCATATCTTCCTACACTTGTTCTTGTAACTGTTAACCCAAATCCTTCTGTTTGTGTACCATTTCCTAATGTTTTAGAAAATGCATATAATGCAGATTCAGAATTTAATCTATCTAATTCAGTTCTTGTTGTTGCAGTATATCCTGTAAATTGATTTTGATTAACATCATCCTCTCCAATTAATGGTTCTGTTGAATTTAAATAATTATTAATTGTTTGATCATCATTAACTATAATACTACCTGTTGATTCTTTATATAAATAAAGTGGCTGAATTTCAGGTATATCAAAATCAATAAATATTTCACCAGTATTAGGTGGTAGGGGAGCAAAACTATTTACACCCCTATCAATTAACGTATTATTAAAGTTTGTATCGTATAGAAAATATTCAAATGCCATATAATTTTACTGTTCACCATTTCAATATATTATTGAAGTTTATCTTTTTTCTTTATTAATATGCTACCATTTGGTGATGTTATTGCACTACCACTTCTAGCTGTTCTAAATCCAACCAAATCTAAACTATCACCTGCTGTTAAAGTAATTAATATTGTTGGTAAATTTATTGTACCAGCAGCGTTATTCCTAGAAGTCCAACCTGCTGATGTAGCATTATCGATTGTTGTGGCATTATTTAATATTAAATTAGTACCAATTGATTTATCTGTATTATTACCAGATTGATTAAATGGTATATTATAGTTAATTTCATAATCACCAGTATCATTAATTATTATTTGACTACCACCAGTCCATGAGTATGCTGAATCAATAATTACACTACTATCCCATAATATTGGAGTTGCAATAATACTATTTAAATTAGTACCACCAGTATGTATTAAGAATAATTCATTTGATTGTGTACTTGCGGTATAACCCGTAAATATTATGGTATCTAATTTAGTATCTGTAATTCCAGATATATTTGTGATATCAATAGTGTTTTGTGTTGTTTCAGCAGATATTGCTAGTATATCTATGATATTCTGATCTGTTTTTGCCGAAACAGCATCAATATCAATTCTCAATTGACCAGTATCAGCAGTTACAGTCGCTAACGTGTTTTCAATATTTGTTATTCTTGTATCGGTAATGGCACTATATGAGATAAATACACTTGTTTCCAACTTATTTGCTAACGCATCACCTAATGTATTTCCTGTTGAAATATCTATATTTAATTGTGTACCGCTCCAACTTATACTCTCACCAGCAACATTAGCACCATCAAATGTGATAACACCACTAGTAATATCTATACCAACACCTGCTGTTAATACACCAGCTTCACTAAATTGTGTAAAGTTTAATTCATCAACACCAATATTAACAGGATCTATGGCAAGCAATACCCAACCAGAACCCCCGTATGTTGTACCTGTTTCAGTAAATGTAAATGCACCTGCTGTAACATTTGGATTATCAAAATCATTTGCTCTTGCAAATGTATTAACACCAGATGAATAAATATATATACCATTATCAATTTTATTTGTTTGATCTTTAACTAATATTCTCCACCCATCTTGAATTGTAATACCATCAATAGAACCACCAAATGTACCTAATGTTAAGTCAATATTTGTGGTTGTTACAACTCTAACAGATTCTTTTAAATCTAAACCAGAACCTATTGCATCAACATATCCTTTATCTACTAATGATCTAACAGTAAAGTTTGTACTATAATCACCTCCATATTCAAGACCTTTTGCTAATATTCTTAAATCAGTAAACACAGCATTTGTACCACCAGTAACAGTAATATTCACATCACCAACAGCAGTATATGCATTTAAATCTAATTCAATTATATCATTATTAGTTAATTGATTAGAATTAATACCAGCACCACCACTTAAAATATCTTGTTTATTTGCTGTTGTTGCAGACAATATTACAATATTTGATGTGTTTATATCTGTTTGACCACTAACTATTTGTATATTAGTAGTGTTTTGAATAACATCCCCACTAATAGTAATTATATCCCCTTCAATATTTGTTATTCTACTATTTGTTGTTGCAGTATATCCAGTAAATTCATTTTTTGTTATATTATTATTTGTTAATCCAGATAATTCAATTGCAACATCTGATTCACCTTCGGTTCTTTGTAATTCTAATACTGTATTATTTAATGTACCACCAGACACATAAATATCAATAGGTGTTGACCCTGTTAAATCGGCAACACTATAACCACTATCAATTAAATTACCACTTACATCAAATTCACCAACATTACCAGTTGCACCTGTAACAATATTAATTTTATTATCTAAATCTGTTTGAGTTTGTGCTGTATACCCACTAAAAATTGTAAAGCTAACTTTAGTATCTATATCTGTTTGAGTTTGTGCAGTATATCCTGTAAATATATTATAATTAATTGAATCATCTGGCGATATAGGTGTAATATGATCTAACCAATTATTAATATTTTGGTCAGTATTTGGAACTACATCAGTACCCCCAGTTATTCTCCACAAATAAAGTGGTTGTATTTCAGGGATTACAAAATCACTAAATAATGATTGTTCAGTTCCACCTGTTGAATTATTAGTAGGGTTTTCTCTTACTATTGTATTACCAAAATCGGTACGATAAATTAAATATCTAAATGCCATTCCTTATATTATTTTTCTCTATATTATTTTCTCTATTTTAATCCATGATCCATCTGGGACTGTAAGTACACTACCAGATGACCCAATTCTAAATCCCATTAACTCAATGTAATTACCATTAATTAGGTCTACTTTATATTGAGGCATTGAATTTGTTGATGTATCATTAACAGTATTTCTACTATATGATGCACTACTTAATGGTGTTATTTCATTAACCCCATTTTTTCTTATAACACTTCCTATTATTTTTCTTGAATTTGATTGATTTTCTAAATTTAATAAATATGAAATCTCATATGAAGCAGTTTCTTGTATATAAATACGAGAACCTCCAGTAAAATTTAACGATGTTCCACTATATTCTTCTGTTGTCCAAATAATAGGTGTTTTAGCTATTGTATTTACTTCTGTATTACCTGAAATATCTTTTAATTGAAGCGAATCAGGTAGATTTATACTAATAGTATTACCGCTATCAATTAATATTCCTGAACCTGCAATTAATGTATCTTGCTTATTTTGAATTAGTGATAATGTTATACCACTATATGTATTAAAATTAGATATACCTAAATATGTGTTTGGTGCTGTTGTTCCAGTATAGTCTTGAAATGCTGATAAATTTACTTTAGAATCTAAATCAGTTAAATATGCTATTGTACCAGATGCATCTTGAATAGTAAGTGTTCTTGTTGTTCCAGATGTTATTCCAGATGTTTGTACTTCAATCCCCTTTGTATCATCACTACCATCATATATTTGAAAATTATCCGAATTTAAAAATGATGGTATATCACCTAATCTTCTCCAAACAATATTATTAGAATAATATAAACCAGCTTCTTTTCTATTTAAAACATATGAACCTGTTGATTGACGAACCAGATATGTTTTACCGTTATTACCAGCAGCACTTGGTAATTCTCCATACGTATTTACTTCAGGATATGTTGAACCTGAAGTTGTACCAGTATTACCACCACCAAAATCAGGAACAAATAAAAAAACGTTCCCTGAAATTAAATCTATTGCAAATGTTGCCATTAAATATTATTTTTTTATATAAATACTTAATATTTTTTCTTAAAAAGAAAAAAGGTGATTAAAAATCACCTTTAATTAAATTATTAATATTTTTCCCTTTATAGATATGTTAATGTTGCCCTATCATCCCATACATGTCGATAAAATTCCTCACCATTTACATATTTTTGCTCCCATACAGTACCAACTTGTTGAATTCTTCTAATTTTCCATAATGGTTCGCTTTCAAGAGTAGACAATTCTGCCCAACCTAAATAAAATAAACTATCACTTACTTCATCAATTCTTGTAGGTATTTCAGGTCGTGCTAAAACGATTTCACGTCCATTAGCATCTGTACCTTCAGTATCAAACTTAATAGGTGCTGTGTTAGTACCTATCGGTCTTAGTACCGTTCCTTTATTTCTACCAGTTGCATTTCTACTCATATGATTATATTTTTTATTATGAATTAATCACAACAGTACCAATACCTAAAAACCCTTCTAAATAATCTTTAATATGTTCATGTATTACTACTGGTGTTAAATTTACAAACTCTGAATCTGTTAATTGTTTATTATAATTCAATCTAGGTATTTCTACTAGATTAAGTGTTCTTAAACCATTATTTTTTGCTGCTTGATCTCTCCAAACTGAAATATTAACATTATATTCACCACCTTGTGTTGGAAAATATACGTCAAATTGTGCAAATGAACCTGTTGTTACTGTACCACCATCATTTGTTGTTAAAGGTGTGTTAATAGTTAAACTCATAATTTTTTTCTTTTAATTTATTATAAATACATATTTTTATTAAAATTATTTATGAACTAGCAATTGTTGTTATAGTACCTGATGATCCAACAAATTTTAATGCACCATTTTCAACATATAATGTTCCACCTCCTGTTGGTGTTGATGGTGTTGCACTTTGATTTATCATAAATACCGCACCTTCTAAATGTAATTTTTCTTGCCCTGTTTGTCCTGTGATTCCTGTTGCACCTGAACCTATAATTAAATTTCCAGTACCATTAATAAATTGACTTGCAGTTTGTGCAAATCTTACTCTAGGTTCTACTGCACACCATCCAAAAGCAATTGAATTTGTAGTATTATTTGTTACATATGTACCATCATTAATACCATTACCTATCATGAATGCACCTTGTGCACCTGCACATGCAAAATCACCTAATACTGTCGCATGTGTTCCATTTGCATGAGTAACCGCACCAATTGCTACTGCAAAATTACCTTGTGAACATGCTTCTCTACCTATTGATATCGAACAAACACCTAATGCTGCTGCTAAATGACCAATTGCCACACCACTAGATGTATTACTATATGATGAGACACCGACAACTGTTGAAGAATTACCATATGACCTATTTCCACTTCCAACACTTAATGATGATGCGTTTGTTGATCGTGAAGCGAAACCAATTGCAACAGCACAATTACCTACATTTGTTGTACATGCACCATCACCAATTGCAATTGATGTATTTGCACATGCAATTGCTGCTACGCCAATTCCAATAGTATTTACTCCAATAGATTTAGATAAATTACCTATTGCAATACTACCACTACCAATTGCTTGATTTGTTGTACTATAATTTGCTCTACGACCAATTGAAATGTTATTTATACCTGTTAACCCAGTCCCATTATTACCACTAAATATACCAATAGAAATAGATTCACTTGCACCAACATAAGCACTATTACCTATTGCTATTGAAGATGTTGTTGCATTTTCACATGCATTACTACCGATTGCAATACCAGCAGAACCAAACGCATTAGCACCTGAACCAAATGCATTAGCACCTGAACCTGTTGAATGTGCATTCCTACCCATTGCTAATGATGATGTGTTTGTTGCACATGAACTACTACCAATAACAACCGAATAACTACCAGATGCGTGTGTATCTGCACCCAAAGCAACACTTCTACTTCCAGATGAAATTGCAACTGAACCCAATGAAACCGAACACGTTGCTAATGCATCTGCTTGATAGCCTATTGCAAGTGATCTGTCACCAAATACTTGTGCAGAATGTCCTATTCCAACTGAACCTAACCCCCCATTTGTTGTTGTATTTTGACCTAGTTCTACCGAACTAAGTGTGTTATTACCTGCATTTAAAAATGAAGTACCACTAATTTGAAAACCAGAATCACTAGTTATTATTCCACCATTTTCTACTTGTAGTTCACCATGTACTTCTGTAATACCATTAAGTGTTAGTGTTTCTCCTGAAAATTGTTCAAATTTATCGTTACTTAAATTCGGTTTAGTATCGAATGCCATATTATTTCTATTTTTTCTCTAAATTCTTATCAGATTAATAATACCTTTCATTAACCTTTTCTATAAATACTTTTAAAGATTTTAGAAATAAAAAAAGTCCCAAATAAATTACATTATTGGGACTTATATTTGAAACATATTACTTTATTCCTTTTTTTAACGATTAAAAACATATTTTTTTTATAGATTTTTCACTATTTCTATCATTGTACTAACATATGTAAATTTTATTGTTTTTTCAATGATTCCATAATTTCATTAATATCAAATAAATTTATTGTATTATATGGAAATTCTTGAATTGTTCCCGTAATATTATATTGCTCTAAAAATGAAAACTTATTCATTTCATAAATTTTATCAGCACTAGGTCTTATATTATCATGAATTTCATAACCAAAAACTTTTGGATCATTTGAAATCCAACAAACTGTTGAAGGTAAATCTAATGCTGCTGCCACATGCTGCATAAATGAATCAATTAATAATCTCTTTTTAGAAAATGTCATTACTGCATATAATTCTCTATGTGGTAATGTTACTGCTTCAACATTTCTTAATGCTGGTTGTTCAGGTAATCTTATATGTAATATTCTATAAGATTTTGAATAATAATCAGCCAATTTTTGTGCAATTTCAATCGGCATATCTCTTGCCCACGATTTTTTTGAATATTGACTATTTGGTAATCCACCATGTGTTTGTAATATCATAATTGGTTTACCTTGTTCTGGTTTAATCTTATCTTTAGCTATTTCAATTTCTCTTGGATTTAAATATATTTTAGGCATCTCACCATTAAATGGGATATTAAACATATTTGCCCATATTTCATTTAAATGTTTTTCTCTCAATAAATAACTTTGCTCATGATAAGGGTCATGTTGAAAGATTAAAACATCTTTATTATGAATATAATCATCATAAAAATAATTATTTAATTGATCAAATGTATAAAATCTATATATGTTTTTATTATTTCCATAAAAAGGACCGTCCCAAGAAGAAATTACAATTATTTTTCTATCTGGATATTTTTTTTTCATTGCAGCAATTACTGCTGTACTCATGATACATTTACCATGTCCACCAGCCACGATTAGGCAAATGTACCTATCTTTTACTTCTTTCATAATTTTTAATTTTTCTCTAAAATAATAAGATTATAATCTATTTATATAATTCCTTTTACTATTGATATTTCATCAATAAAATTAGTAACATCTTGAAATCTTTCATTTTCAAGTTTTTCAATATAATCACCATTGAATACTGTTAAATCTCTTGTTCTAGGACGATCTAATTTACCTTCTCTTATAGTATGTAATGATTGTGGTGCAAACCCATGATGCATATCTTCTTCAAATAATGTTTGCTTAACATTTTCAAAATCATGTTCATATCTAGGAAGTCCTAATTCATCATAAATTCTATTAAATGTTTCTGTTGGATATGTTAACATGTCGTTGTAAGGAACAAACACAATTCTATCTCTATGATTCCTATACATCATCTCTCTTAGCTTTAATATTGATAATCCAAACACACCATCATCTTTAACAAAATTTTCAGCACGACCCACCGTAGTCTGTTCATTTAAAAAATTACCATTATCCCCTAATTGGAAATATTATTTTAACATCACACCCAAATACTTCATCAAGAAAATCTTCCATTCCAGCCCACGCTCTATTTTTATCAATTGGTAACAACCCTTCTAATACTTCCTTTTCATAATACCCAATCATCATATTTTTGAGCATTGTTTTTATTTTAGGATATATATATTTTTCACCATTTGATTTATATATATCATTTACTCTCCAATTATCTCTAATTCCAATTACCGAACTAACTAATCCTGATGTTGGTGTTGGGGATAATTTGGGGTTTTGTGCTAAGATATTAGCTAATAATGTACTACCAGCTCTAGGAAATCCTGCCATGAACAATACTTTCTGTTTTTTATTCATATTATATTTTTTTATAATTTATTATAAATACTTATTTTAGTTAAAAAGACATAAAAAAAGGGGTTTTCTTTCAAAAACCCCTCAATTTTATTTATTATTATTTATTAGTTAATAAATGCTAAACTATACCATTCACTATCTATAAGACTATAAACAATTTCTAATGCACCATAATCAGTATTAATTGTAGCATTTGGTGCACCATCAATAATATTACCGTTACCATTAACAATAATATTATTAGTAAGAGCATTCCCCATATCCTTTATTTTATATGCTTGACCATTAATAGGTGAAGAAGGAAGTGTAATTGTTTGAGTTGTACCTGAAGTTTGAACTAATACCACATATTCAGCGGTGGTTAATGTTGAAGATGTTATTCCTGTTATATTATAAATATTATTAGCATCACCCAATTCAGAATTAGCAACAGTTTTCACAATACCAGTAGTTGGGTTTCTAACAAGTACACTATCTGATGTTGTACCAACAGAAGGAGTATCCCAGATTGCAACCGCATTTATAATTAAATGATTTTGATAATTAGTACCACCAGTTGCTTTAATTCCTGTCCCTAATATAGTTGCACAATTGTTTGTTGCACCTAAATTATTATTATATCCAAACACTAAACCTGTGGAAACAGTGTTTTTTATATTTCTACCAAATGACACTGAAAAATCTTCAGTACTACAAACTTTTCGACCAAATGCTAATGAACTTACACCACCTGCAAAAATATTATCATTTATTCCATCATCATATGTTGTATTACCCATTGCAAATGAACCAGAACCATTTGCACAAATTTTAGCACCACCAACATAACCCATTGCAAATGAACCAGAACCACCTGCACAAATAGAACCACCGTTTGTATTATAATTAGCACTACCCATTGCAAGAGAACCTGTTGTATATGATACAATTGAACTACCTTGATATGCACTACCCATTGCAAGAGAACCTGAACCTCTAGAATATATAGTTGCATTATTATAATTAGCACTACCCATTGCAAGAGAACCAGCACCATTTGGATGGTTTTTTATTGTACCATATGAATAACCAAATGCAATAGAATTTTCACCCGCAATAACAGTACCACCATTATATCCACATCCACCTGCAAATGAGTTATATGCATTTGAACAAGTATTTCCACCTATTGCTAACGAATTTTTACCAGTTGCTTTAGTATAACTACCAATCGCTAATGAGTTTGCACCACCTTCAAGTGTATTATAACCAATCCTTAAACTATGCGAATCGTTTGTACTAATTTCTGTGTTACCTGTTAATGTACCACCAAGCACTATATTATTACTTGTTTTTGTTAATCCATTAGAAGCTGTTGTAGGAACATTATCGAATTGTGATAAATCAACAGTTATATCACCACTAATTGTTCTAGATAATTCTAATGTACTTGCATTCATTGTACCACCACTAACAACATCAGCAGCTAATACTCCTGATGATAATGTTAATGCTGTACCTGCAATTGTACTTCCTACTCTTAATCTACCAGAAGTTGAATTACTATCAAAATCTAATCCTGAATTAGTTGCTAATTCAATAGAAACTGATCTATTACCACCAACAATTGAAACTGTTGTACCTGTACCCTCAACCAAGTCAAATAATTTACTAGCAATTGTAAAATTAATTTCTGTTATTCCTACTGTAATGGGATCTAGTGTTGTTACTAACCATGATGTACTAGATAATGTATTACCAGTTACAATGAATGTAAATGAACCTTGTGATACTTCACCTACAGGATCACCATTAAAATCTCCTGATCTTGTGAATCCAGAAGCAGATGCTGAATAATCATATATTCCATTTTCAACAATATTACTTTGATTTTTTATTAACACTCTCCAACCATCTTGAACAACAATACCATCTAATGTTGTACCCGATACGAAAGTACCACCACTAATATCAATATTACCATCAGAAGCAGTTGTAGCAACTATTGATGCATCTTTTGGATCTAATCCAGATGCAATTGCATCAACATATGCTTTATCAACCAATGATCTATCTGTATAATCTAAAGAATAATCAGCTACATATTGTAAACCAGCAGCAGTTGCTCTATTATCAGTTACTGAAAATAAATTTGAATTATAATCTAAATTAAATCCAACACCACTTGTAAAATCATCACCAGCTAAAGTACCTGATTGTGATTTAATTACTAATTGTGAATTAGATTTAGCATTTAAATCTAATATTCCTGAAGCACCTGTTGTCGAAAGAGTACCATTAGTTAAATCATTAATTGCTAATGAATATCCACCAGCACCAATTGTTGTATTACCACTTAATGTTCCACCTAATATTACATTACCATTTTCTACAGATAAACCATTAGTAGCACCAGTTACATTAGTAGATACACCACCAATTTTAACAACAAGATCACCATCCGTGACACCATTTTCATACCAATATTCTTCATTGTTTATATTTACCGTTAAACCTTCAAATCTTAATCCTTCAACAATCGTATTATTAACTTCAGTAACACTACTATATGGTATATTAAGTGTTGGATTTAAATATTTATTTTCAATTGGTTTCCCTAAGTTAGCTTGAATGTTATCATTTAAAATAATTGCCATTTTCTCTATTTTTTATTTTTTCTTTTATTTATTAACTATTTCTAAATTCCACATTTGTTTCAATGCTTTTAGCTTCTGAAATATAAAATTTATAATTTATACCACCCCAAAGAGTTGTTGGTGAATTTACATTTACTGTTGAAGGTGCTGGATATTTATTACCACTAGGGTATACGCCACCAATTATTCCATTTGATAATGCTGTTACATACCATATTACTTTTGTTGTTTCGCTTGCTGGATGTGCCATCCATGTCCATTCAGCACCTGAAGTATTAAAATTAGCATTTACAGTTCCACTTGAAGCTGCTACTACTTTAGTACCACTATCAATTAATGCTTGATTAGGTGTTGGTCTTGTTGCACCAGCATCTGTTCCATAAAACCAAGGGTATATACCTGTTACCGTTGTGTACCTGCTGCTAATGGTGTACTAAAATTACCACCAGCACTATCTAATGGTTGTTCACCAATATCATATGATACTTAATGTTGAAGATGGTAAACCTGTACCAGTAAAATTATATGTATTTGGTAATCCACTTCTAAATCCTGATGTGCCATAAGCTGGTGTTATTAAACCCCTATCAAATGTTGCAGTGAAATTAATATTATCAGGTGCAACTAATGTTGGAAA